AATTTTTCTTTCGTTTTTTTTTTCTTCTGTTTCTGGCTTTGGTTCTTGTTTTAAATATTTTTCTTTGATTTCGTTATCTAACTTATCATCAGTATTAATAGGTTGATTTGAAGAAATTTTAAAATCATTAGCATCATAAGATGATGAATTGGTTTTTAATAGTTCTGGTATAACAACATTTGATATAAAATTTGAAGCCGTTTCTGGATCACCATTTGTTTTAGAACTAGTTTCTATTATAGAAATAATATTACTAGCAATATCTTTAGCAGCATTATCATTTGTTTCTAAGATATTTTTAATAGTCTTAACAGTTGATATATAATCTCTTGCTAAATCATTTCCAGTTCCACTATAAGAACCATCTGCATTACCATAAAAATATTGATTTAATTCTTCTAATCTAGATTTATATGGTTCTTTCAATTCTCTTTTTTCTTTATCTGCTGCATCTTTAGCTTTTAATATCTCTAAATATTCTTCATAATTAGCTATAATTTTTTTATCCGCATATACATTAGGATAACGGCTTTGTAAATAATGTGTGATAATTTCGGATATGTATAAATCGCGATTATTATCACCCATAATATTAATGTTAGTATCTTAATTAAGAATAACAATTAAAATTTAAGTGCTATGACACTCGTTAAACACCAAATAACAAATGAAAAATTACTGATTGAATTATAAATATCATTTTTGCGTGAATAATCAAAACTAATATTTAAATCAGGTTGTTCGGTTAATTTCTTATCCATTGATAATATAAATGGAATTATCATTAAAATACAAATTAGACTAATATGTAAAATTAGGCGATTAAATCCATTGATATGAATATAGAAATAATATAAAAAATTTGGAATACTAATTAATGATATATTTGAAAAGAGTTCAATTATAGGATAATAATAAATTACATTAACTAAAGCTATTATAAATACGAAAAATAATATATATATAACACAATAAAACAGAAATGCATATCTAAAATTATTAATAATATTTGCATTTAAGCACCAGTTTATTAAAGACAAAGTTATTAATCTTAATGCCAATGTTACACCTATGAAAACGCCTCTATCTAATATTTTAATTTCAATTCTTTCAGGGCTTATATTTGGTATTCCTTTAAATCCCTCATAAACTGCACGAAGTTTATTTATATCAATTGCTTGTTTTTTATTAGTGTCTGCTTCATTTACAGTAGGTTGAGTTGTTGATTTAATAATATCTTCCATAGTAGTTTTTGGCGTTGAAGCTAAAATTGGTGCTACATTATGAACTTGATTTAAAAAAGATTGCATAGGTGCTATTGGTTTATCGATAATATAAGAAGCACCACCTGTTTTTCTAAAATTTTTAATAACATCATATAATTTATCATATTTATTATTTTCGAGTATATGTTTCAAATTATCAACTACTTTCTCCCTATCTTTTGCATTTAATATATTCAAATTTTTAGAAATATTAGCTATTTTTTCTTGTAGATCAGTATGATAAATTTTAGCATCATGTAGAGTATATAAAAACTTACTTAATGTATCGGGATCTTTCAAACCATTAATAAATTTAACATAAAAATTATATCGTTTGGAGTTAAATTGTCTTACAAAAGAATCAGGAATAATCAAAGAACTTAAATTAAATGTTGGTGTATTTGGATTTTTAATATTAGTCAAATCTCTAAAACCAAATATTAATTCTGCCATTTCTATTATAATGTTTCATTATTTATGTATATGAACCATATACTACCTATAATTATTAAGGTTAATACAATACCTAGCAAGATATATGTATATATATAATAATAATTCAAAAATATAAATCTCAAAATTAAAATACAAATTAAAATGATAATAATTATAATAGTTATGAAAATTGGATAAATATTATAACTATTATAAATTTTGCGATTATTATTCAATTTATCCAATAATACATTAAAATCATTATCCTGGGTTTTTGATCCCAATGTTTGATAATAACTCAATAATATGTTATTTAAGGGAATATAGTTTGCATCAAAATATTTAAATATAGTTTCGTCTTTTAAATCTTCATTGTTACCTACAAAATAATAATTAATAGTATTATCCGTACAATTTGCAGAAGTCATATTAATTATATATTAAGATTTTATAAATACTGATTCGCCTAAAAATATTAATAATATTACTAATAACACCGGAAAATTATATGCAACAGCATCTGTATTATTTTTCATTATCAATATTTGTTTAGTATTTATATTATTATATTTATTATAATAATTGCAAGCAATTGTTAATTCTTTTCGTAAGCTAGAAAGATCAATATTATCTTCTTCCGTATTATAGAATTTATAATTCGAAATTATTGAATCTGTCATAGATTGCATAGACAAATCAGCAGCATTATTTACATTATATTTTAATAAATACAAACAAATATTAAAAAAATAAGTGCAATTATCACTTATGTTATTTATTTCAGTATCGTTTATAGATACAGATACTGATCTTTTTGTTGCAGTATTATTAGTAGCATCACTTAAAGTAATAGTAAAATTACTATCAATATAATTATAAATAGCTTGTTCTTTTGCTTCTTTAGTTAAAGTGGATGGCGTACATAGTGATGAAGCAGCTGTTTTATCAACTTTAGTTTCAATATTATATTTAATTTTGTTAATAAACAATGTATATAATTTTAAAATAAATCGAACAATATAAATATTATTTTTATAAATACTTATCAATGGAGTATTTATTACATTACGATTTATTTGAGTTTTTATTTTGTTTAAATTAATATTTAAATAATATGAATTGGAATCATTAAAATTAGATATAGTATCTGTTGATTTCGTATAAATTATATATTCAATAATATCTAGTAAAGTATCTTCATTATAATTATAAATATTATATAATAATACTAAATAACCATAATAATTTGTATTTATATCTTTAATAAATTTTTTTGTCTTAAAATCGTTATAACTCGATATAGGATTGTCTAAATTAAAAGTATTAAAATTAGTTGAAGTATATGCAGTAAATACCTTAGTTTTTTTACTTGTAGTGCATTCATTTGTACCACCACTGTATATTTTTTTACATAAATCTTGATTATCAAAATTATTAGCAATTGCTGTTAAATTGTAAATAATACAACGCATTATAATTTTAATAAAAGTATCTGTATAATCATCAGAAGCAGTTGTTAAAATTTTAAAAGGGTAATTAATAATACTTGTATCTGCAATATTACCAGTAAAATAACCGCTATTATTTGTAAATGTTGATGTTGTTGATGTTAATGATGATGAAATATCATATTTCAACATTATTTTTAAGTCAGTTGAAAAATCCTTAAAGAATTTTATACGAATTTTAGAATAACTAATATTTGAATTGCTAATTAAATAATATTCATTATTTTTATCATCAGTTATTTTATTTGGTAATTCAATATAAGTAGTATCAACAGTAGCAATATTTGGTGGATTAGGTGATAAATACATAATAATAGTATCAGCAGTAATATCACTTTTAATAATTATGGAATCAGTACCAAAAATATTATCAGCAGAATCAGGTAAAGGTTCTAATATTTTTTTTAAATTATATGCATTTGATATAGTTATTTTATTTAGTTCATTTTTTATAAATTCATCAAAGTTTTTTGCAATGATGTCATAAGGTATTTTTACAGCGCCTTTTATACTACTAATATTAGCATCAATATCAGTAATTATAGTTGTTTTTTGTGATTTAATATTTGAATAATTGGTATATATTTCACGAAATAAATTATAATATTTGGTTTTTAATTTTTTAATATCTGTGTATAATAATACTTCTAATCTATCAATAAATTTATAAAGTTGATAAGATTTATAATAAATATATAAATTTGAATATATATGATAATCGGTTTCAACTCGTAGTTTTAGATTATTGCTATAATGAAAATATAAACAATTTATTGGATATTTATAATTAGCTATTCTTATAAAACTAGTTACATTAGTATAAAAATATTTAAAAAGGTTAGTAGTAGTAACACCAGTAGAATTAAAATAAACTGTATAATCGTCTGTTATAACAATATTGCCATTATTACTAATAAAAGGTATTTGTCTAATATTGCTATCAATAATTGCAAGATTAGTAAAGATATTATCAGCATTTAAATTTCTTATTTGGCTATTTATTACTGGTCTTGTTATAATAATATCATTATCGCTAATATTAGTAGAAGAACCTTTTTTATTATTAGTTAGGATATTATAAAAGTTTTCGCCATTAGATGTATCTAAAATTAAATTTAGTTTAGTATTAACAACTGTCAAATCACTTTTATAATTTGCTGTAGGTTCATAAATAATATATTTATTGATATAAGTATTATAATATTGAACTGCATTAAATATTGTCAAAATAGCTAAAATTGATATTAAATATACCATACAAATTAATAATATTTGGTGGTTCTTTTCAAAATAATAATAAACAGCAGCAATAATAACTATAAATAAAATAATAAGCAGATGTAAATAATTATTCAAACCAGTAATATTTAACAATACATCAAAAAAAGTAATCTTTTCTTTTAGATTAGAATTAAGAGAATTATTAAAATTTTCATATCTTTGATTATAATAATTAAGTTCTGTTTCATAGTTCTTTAAATCTCTATAATAACGATCAGCAATTTCTTTATTTAGTTTATAAGCTGGATCAGTATTTTTAACATCATATTTAAAATTATCTATAATATCTGGTTTATTTATAGGTAAAGGTTTTATCGGTGGTGTTTGTCTATACATATCATTAAATACAGTAACATCATTAACAGAATTTAATGTAATATTGTTATTATATTTATTATAAATGTATTTGTATAAATAACCCGATATTATAAAAACGATTGTAACCAATAAATAGACAAATAAATCAGTATATTTAGTTTCTGATTTGAGTTTAATTAAAATATCATAAGGATACTTGAAAATTAACATTATAAAAATAAGTATATAAACTAAATATAATGTCGATGAACTAGAACTTGGTGTAAAATCAAACCATAAGAAACTTTTACATAAATATGCCAATGGGATCAATAATAATAATACAAAAGCTATTAAATAATTATCAGTACAATTTGGTATAAGTTTGTGACAATCATTACATAAACATTTTAATATTTCTTTTGGTGTTGATATTACTTCGTCAAAACTACAATAATAAGGCATTTTATCAATAAAAATATCGTAAAAATATATACCATAAGAAATAATAAACAAAACTGTTATAAAAGTTATGGCAATTTTTATTAAATAATTGAGATAACTTTTATTAAAAATATCTTTAAATAAGAAGTTGGTTTTATTATAAACTTTAAATCGGTTGGTTTCGCATTCAATTGTTTGTATATTATTAAATTTGGAGTTGAAAGTGCCATAATTATAATTATAAGTATATTTGAAACTAAATAACCCGATATTATATAATTCGTCAATAATAATAATCATAGTAAAAACTAAGGTTATTACTATTAATATATTTGTGATAAGATCAAACTTATTTTTAATTTCCATTTTCTATATAATAGAAACACATTATATTAATTATAAAATAATGTCCTTATGGATAAGTTTTAAAAACAATTTTAAAGAAATTATATCAAATATTGATGAATATATTTTTTTATTACATTCATATGCAAAAATCGAATATAATTTATTATTGTTTTCTTATATAGGATTTCCAACAGAACTATTTATAGACGAATTATTAAAATTAAAGTTCAATATAATCAATTTAAACAAAAAAGAGTTGGTTTGGAATAAGAATATTATTTATTATGAAAATCAATATTTTCTGGAGATTGATTTGAATAATCCCAATATGCCAAATAATTATTCTTTTTTTACTGAGATGGTATTATTTATAATAAAAAACAAACCGATGATAAATAATAAACATTTGATTATAATTAAAAATATAGATAAACTAGAAGATTATTCTTATGCATTTCGAATTATTCTAGAAAGATTTTATAATAATGTTTATTTTATATGTACTACGAATAAAATATCGAAAATCGAATCACCAATAACAAGCAGATTTTCGTTAATAAGATTACGATTATTCACAATAGAAGAAATTGAATTTATATTAAATAAATATTTATCCAACAATAAAAAAATAAAAATTTTAAATAGAAATATAATTTTCCATATTTTTATGTTACAAGTTTATATAAATGAACCGTTATTAGTAACAGATGATTTTTGTAAATATAATTATCCGCCTATTAACAATTTCGTAAATTCAAAATATGATTTACATGACATTAGACAATTTTCATATAAACTATCACAATTTAATCTGAGTATAGTTGATATTATCACTGATCTATTAAAAATCTATGATAACGATAAAAAAAAATTGGAGATAATACGAATAGGAGCCGAAATAGATTATTTATTAACAGTTTCAAATAAAGGCAGAGAACCTATATTTATAGAAAATCTATTATGCCAGATTTTAATATAAAAAAAATGATAATAATAATTAAATAATCAAATATGAATTTTTGCGAAGTATGTCACAATATGAAATATATAAAAACAAATGCCGATAAAAAAATGGTTTATTACTGCAAACATTGTGCGTATGAAAAAGATGAAGAAAGCACAACGGCTATAAAGATATCTGAAACCATTTATACAGAAGATGAATTATTATATAATCAGCATATTAATAATTATTTGCGATTTGATCCAACATTAAGAAGAATTAAGGATGATAAAATTAAATGCACTAATTGCGATATCCCGGATGAAAAACGCCAGATAATACCAATTAAATATCATCCGTCACATATGAAATATTTTTATGTGTGTGATAATTGCGGTTTTACCTGGAGAGAAAATAAAAAATGATTTTAATTATATAAGAAACAATCAAACAAAAATAAATAATGACAGAAAATATTAAAGTGCCTTTTGATGATTGTGTTAAAGTTTTTGCTTCTTTAGATAATAAAAAAATCAGTAAATTGATTATGACTAAATATGAATTCAATTTAATTATTAGCCAACGAGCCGTTCAATTATCTCAAGGTCATCCGCCGTTCGTTAGTGTAGATAAAACCATTAAATCTAATATGGACTTGAGGAAAATTGCATTAGAGGAATTGAAACAGTGTAAAATACCATTCATAATAAAACGACCATTACCTAATGATAAATATGAATTTGTAAGAATTCGCGATTTAGATTTGAGTGCTGTAAAATATATGATTGATTTGTAAGATATAAAAAAAATTTATTATTAATATATAATGCTATATTCCATTATTTTGGCCTCTACCTTAGACGGTGGTATAGGTTATAATAATGATATTCCATGGAATATATACGATGAAACCAAATTATTTAAACAAATCACAACAAAAACAGAAAATCATAAAAGAAATGTCGTAATAATGGGTAGAAGAACTTGGGAATCGTTATATTACAAACCTTTAAAAGACAGATTAAATATTATTATAACAAGTGATATTAGATTTGCAAATACCGATAATGCAAAATTTTTTCGTAATATTGAAAATGCGTTTGAATATTGTGAAAATAGAATAGATATTTATAAAGTTTTTGTAATTGGTGGTAAAATGATTTATGATTTATGTTTTAATAAATATTCAGCTAATATTGAAAATGTTTATTTATCAATTATAAATAAAACTTATAATTGCAATACAAAAATAAATTTAAAACCAATTTTAAAAAACTACGAAGCTTTAATTGATAGTGTTATATTTCATAATGAATTTTTACATATGAAAATGATTAAAAAACAAATTTCTCAACAATAAATACCTGGTTTTGTAAAACATTCTTTTATATCATCTTGACAGAATTTATGCATATTAATGCAATTATTTAGGATTTCATTAAATACCGGAACATATCCCTCATTTTTCTTCAAGTTAATTACAGCATCTTGCAAATATTCCAATGCTTTGTTGTAATCATTTTTTTTATAATACATTAGACCGATTAAATGCTGGAATTCAGGATTTGTTTTTCCGTGTTTATTGTGAAAGTCTAATATATCTTCGAATATTGTTTCATCAGTATCATATTTATTATATAAATTAACCATTTCTACATATTTGTTATTTTGAAGTTGTTGATTAGCAGGATTAACCATTGATGAAAAAACCCCTAATTTTGATCCTTCTAATAATGTATGTTTATTTAATACATATGATTGCAAATCATTTCTATTATCATATATATATTTAGATAAACTTGTTTTAATTGTGAAACGTATTGTAGATAAATAATTATACAATTTTTCAGCGGTTGCAGGTGTTAAGATATATGAACTTTTTGCAAATAAAATTTTAAAATTGATTGTTGATAATTCGATATCTAATCTTTTATTAATTGTTGTATTGTTATTATTAGATACACAAGTAAATAATATATCATATTCGATTTTATTTAATAATTTTAGGAAGTCATTAAAGTTATTAACAAAATCATCTAACAATATAACATCATCTTCTAAAATTAAATTATGTTTATTTGTGCTATTTTTAATTAGTTCATATGCTTTTTTATGTTTAATTAAATTTGATATTTGAGCTAAATTAAATTTAGTTTGAAGTTTCTTAAAATCTTCGTCTTCTATTTCTTCTGTTAAATCAATATTTTTATTATATTCCGCAATATTGGCTTGTATATCTTCTACTGTAGGCGATGTGATATAAGCTATATGACTATCTATTTTTTGGGTTTTCATAATATTACGTATTTTATTTACGGTAATATCTATAGATTTTGCTCTCATTGGCAAATGAACCGATTTAATAACATAAATATTTATCATTATATAAAAATAATTATTTCATATTCTTAAATACTTAAGAATTATTCAAACTTGCGATAGTTAATTCTAAAGCAGATAATCGTTGTGTCACATCCGGACGACCTTCTAGAGCAGTTAAACGTCCTGTGACATCATCTAAAGTAACCGAAGGACGCGCTTCAAGAGCGGCTAAACGGCTAATGACATCATCTAAAGTAACTTGGGGACGCGCTTCAACAGCGGCTAAACGATTATTAATATCATCAATAGTAGGTTGAATACGGGCTTCAAGAGCGGCTAAACATTCATTAACATTATTAATAGTAACTCCTTGGGTAGTAGGATTACGTTCAAGAGCAGCTAAACGGGCATTGACATCATCTAGATTAACCGAGGGACCATTGTTTTGAACCACACCACCACCTTCTAATTTATCGACTCGTTCCTTTAATAACGCTAAAGTTCTAAAAACTTGATAATTTTCCATTTAATATAAATGTATAAAAAAAAATGATATGAATTATATATATATATAATTATGATTATTCCAATTCGTTGTTTTACTTGTTCTAAGGTAATCGCTGATAAATATGATTATTATCACGAAGAAAAAAACAAATTAGCGGCGACGACTAAAATAGATACAAATGCGACAGATACAGATCTTAAATTTTTTAGCGATATTCACACTAAAGAAATTTTAGACAATTTAGGATTAATTCGATATTGCTGTCGTCGTAGTCTAATGTCATCTGTAGATATGATGGATGTTATATAAAAATTATAAAAAGAAATTATAGAAATGGATATTACTGAATTGAATATCGGTTTTATATATAAAAATACAATGCAAACAATTATAGATATTATTAATGATGTCATTTTGCTTATTGATAATCCTTCTGCAAATTTATACAAAGATTTGAAAGAAATTTTTTTAAAAAAAGAAAGATTATTTTATATAGGTATAATTTTTGTTATATTATCTTTTGTTATATATTTTATAGACGGAGTTTCAATATAAAATATGTGGTATTATAATTATTACATAGCGATATTAATAATAGTTTTAATATATTTTATAATATCATATCAAAGTATTAATATATTGATATCAATAATTATTATTATTATAATTAGTTATTTTTATATTAATAAAATCCAGGATTATGATAATACTAATAAAAAAGCTTTTAAAAACAAAATAGCAACATTGAATGAAGATATTAAATATCGACAGTATATTAATGATAATAATAATTATTATTTAAAAAAGTTTCCAGAAGAAATAAAATATTTATATAAAGATAATGTTTTATTAGACATCGTTTTAAATATTAGATTTATAAAAAGATATGATTCAGAAAAATATACAAATATATTATTTCATATAGATAAATTTTATAAGATTTATATGTTTATTTTGAGTGGTCGATATGATATTGAAAAATACTTTAATATTTTTGTTGATATACGAAATATGATTATTCGTGAAATGTATTCGATATATATAATCCTTCCAAGTAAAATGAAATATTATTATGGTTTTAGTTCTTTTGACGAACTAAAAAAAAGTATTAATAATTTTATGGAATATTCAGCAAAATTAATAAAAATAATTGAAAGATATGGATATCAAGAAAAAAATATTTATTATCTAAATGATGTAAAATATAAACCTTATGAAAATAATTATAAAAATGATGTTTTTTAAAGAAATGACCGTTCGGTTAATCCTGCTGCAGGAAATGCATATTGATTAGTATAATCTAAATCACTATAAAATGTTGCACTGGAATAAGAACCTAATGATCCGCCACCACTTCGACTTGAACTTGAACTTCTTCTATGCGCTTTTATAACTAAATCATAATTTTTTTTGAATAATTTAAGAAGTATTGATATAAAATAACGCATTGTCACTATTTTTTTTTTCGTTAATATTGGATCTCCTCCACCGTTAAGCACTAAATTATTAAAATAATTAATATCAACATAATTACTTAATGAAGATACAATTGACATTATTCTATAATATATAATACTTTTTTATTATTAGTAAATAATATAATGTCAATTATTAGTCCTAATATAAATCCTAAAATAGTCATAGATGGTTATACATCTAATGAACCTTTTGTTAAATTTACGCAATTATATGAATGGAATACAAGTAATAATTTTTGTTTGTCTGTTGAAAATGGCTATACTAATCTCAATAAAGTTATTATTGACGGTAATAACAATTCTTCAAATATTTATATGAGTAATGTGAATTCAAATATGATTTTTGGCGTAAAAGGCAGTGCCGCCAATTATATTTTCAAAAATTTAAATACTGAATTGCTACGAATAACAAATAGTTCTGTTGGTATTGGAACTTCCAGTCCTAATTATAAATTAGATGTCAATGGTAATATTAATTCAATATTATTATATAAAAATAATATTGAATTAGATGATATTTATTTGAAACTTATTAATAATTATTGGGTATCAAGTAATAATAATGTTTATATTAATTTGGCAAGCAATATTTCTAATGTTGGTATTGGTAATTCACAACCTTTAGGAACATTGCATTTAGGATCTACAACAACAAATAGTGATGGCACAATTATTATTTCTAAATTTAATATTAATTCAGTTATAAGAAATTTTAAATTTGGTTATGATGCTAATTTTAATTTTGTTATGGGTGATTTTGGCGATGCAACTACTCAAACCTGGAAATCTCAGTTTTATATTAATTCAAACGCGCCTAATAATTCTTTAGTTATTTTGAGTAATGGTAATGTTGGTATTGGAACGGCTGATACTGGTACAAATAAACTAACAGTTAATGGTTCTGTTAATGCCATTTCGTTTATTGGTGTAGGTTCAAATATTACTAATTTGAATTATAATAATATCACCATAAACGCACCAAATTTATCAAATTTAAATAATTGGGTTTATAGCAATTTGAGCGCAGGTAATGGAGCTATTTTATATAATAATAATGTTCGAACTGTTGCTATAGGTAAAACAACAGCTAATACCAGTTTTTTATTAGATGTTAATGGCAATATAAATGTTAATTCTATTTCATTTAATGGTGTTGATATTGCTAATATTTATCCAACATCTGCGCAAATTTCATTAACATATTTAAGTTTAGAAAATGCTAAAAGTTCTAATTCATGGATTAAACAAGGTGTTGTTGCTGGTAATACAGTTAATACATTAGTATTAAATCCGGAAATACAACATTATAAAGTTATTTTAGGTATAAATGAAGATATATCTACTGTTACAACTAAATTGCAAGTATATGGCGAATTAGTAGCTAATAAAATTAGTACAAATAATAGCATAGATATTAGAAATATACCTTGGGTAAATATTATTAATCAACCTAATTTTTTATTAAAAACAGATACAGACAGCTATTATTATTCAAAAACTTATATGGATACTTATTATTCAAACACTATTTCAACAAATATTTCAACAATTTATGCAACACAAGACCAAATTACTACAATAAATAGAAGTTTATCTAATGTTTATACTAGTGTTACTCCTCAATTATTAACTACTGTAGCAGATAAACTTAGTTCAGGTAATATTCAGTTTTATTATAGTAACAGTCTTGGTATTCCTTATTCTTATAATCGTACTGTTTCTTCTACTCTGACAACTTTTGGATTTGGTACCAATTATACCAGTGACCGTGTCACAGTAGATGGTACAATTTCAACGACTGTATTAAAAGCGAGTAGTTATATTTATGAAAGTAACCAATTTTTAAGTAATATTTATGTATCATCTAATGTATTATTTTCTAATGTTTTACCTTATTATGATACTATAGTAGCTAGAAAACGAGCATTTTTGACCGGTATAAATATATATCCTCCACCATCTATAAATATAGATTCAACTACTTATTCTGGAACTATAACAACTTTACCATATGGTAATGGGGTATATAATATTAATACATCAACTAAAGTTAATAATAGTGGTGTTGAAACATTAACAAATAATATTTTTGTAAATGTTACTAATTTATGGACTACACCAGAACATTATACAACAAATGATATAACAATCGGGACAAATGCTTTTACTTCAAATGATTCAACATTGGGTACTACTAATATATTTACATCAATAAATATTTCAGGAAATGGTATTCCATTGCATGGACATTGGCTACAGGTATATTATTCAGAAAAATTTGTTATATCTAAAATTGAAATAATTGGCGAATCAAATACAGCAAGCCTACCAAAAAAAATTACTTTATTAGGTGTTAATGTTGATACAGTTCAAACTTCAATAGGTTCTGTTTCTTCATATGATTGGGTAAAAATTATTGATTCATATTCAATACCAAGTGATAATTATGTATTATCAAATGGTATTTATAGATCAGCTGTTATAGATATTCCTAATAACGTTACAGCATATAAATATTATAGATTAATAATATCTCAAGTTTATTCGGCGACAACTGCAAAAATATATCAAGTTAAATGTTCTGGTTATGAAGTTAAAAAAGAATGGAATAGTTCAGGATCAAATATTTATACATATTCCAATATTTCAATCAATACAATAGATAATATTTCTCCATATGCATTAAATGTTAATGGTAATGTATATACAAATTCTAATTTATATGTTAATTCAAATATAGGTATTGGTAATACATTACCTATTGCTAATTTACATATTGGTAATTTTAATTATATATCAGATGGATCTATCGTTATTTCTAAAAGAAAAATTACTGGAGATAATCGAAATTTCAAATTTGGCTATGATGATAATTTTAATTTTATTATGGGTGATTATGGCAATTCAAATACACAAACTCTAAAACCTCAATTTTATATAAATTCAAACGCGCCTTCTAATTCTTTTATTATTGATACAAATGGCAATATTGGCATCAATACAAATTCTACAGCAACTTATAAATTAAATATAAATGGTCCTATATTTCAAAATGGAGATATTAATACTACTTCCAATATTTTTTATAGTAGTATTTATACTTCTAATAATATTAATATAAACTCTAATTTATATGTTGGGTTAAATATTAACAGTTCAAACTTGTATGTGTCAAATATTGTTAATATTGGTGGTATTGTTACAATGTCTAGTAATGTTGGTATAGGAACAACAACAAATTTAACTGGAACCATAACAATAAATTCAACAGCTAATAATTATGGTATTTGGAATGGTGCTGTTACTTTAAATTCAACACAATATATAAATAGTTTTATTGGTAAAAATAGTACAAATGGATTTATTACTAGATATTATCACACTAATGACACTAATTCAAATAATTATTTAACTTGGATTGCATCAGGACAATCAACAAATATTTTAACATTAACTTATAGCAATTGTGTAGGAATTGGCATAACAAACCCACAAGGACTTTTTCAAATAGGCAATGGAGGTAAAATTAGAATTGGTATTGATGATAATGATTATTCTATTTTTGGAATTACTGATAATGATAATAGCAATAATACAAAAATTCATTTAATTGGTGGTACAACGAAATCAATTAATTATAATACAGGCGGCGGAGGTCATTATTTTAATGTTTTAGGTGCTGAAATGATGCGAATGGATTATTTAGGAAATATTGGAATTGGTACAACGACTACAACAAGCAGTTATAAATTAAATGTTAATGGTTCTATTTATTCTTCAAATAATATTTATATAAATAGTAATATATCTATTGGGTCGTTATCTACTCAAACTGATGGTAATTTAATGATAGCAAAACGAGATATTTCAAATAACAATAAATTAACAAAAATAGGTTATGATTCAAGTTTTAATTTTATTATTGGTGATAATACAACTTCATCAACATGGGTAAAACAATTTTATATAAATAATGCAGCTCCTGAAAATTCATTATTAGTTAATTCTAATGGTTATATTGGTATTGGCAATTCTAATCCTCTTGGAATATTACATATTGGCAATACGACTACTACAAATGATGGTGTATTAATAATATCTAAAAGAACATCTCAATTAGCAATACGAAATTTTAAATTTGGCTATGATGCTAATTATAATTTTGTTTTAGGTGATTATGGTGATGGAACTTCGCAAACTTGGAAATCTCAAATTTCTATCAATTATAATTCGCCCCAAAATTCTTTAATAATTGATCCAATTGGAAATATTGGAATTGGAACAACTATTGCTAATAAAAAATTAACAGTAAATGGTGACACATCAATTATTGGTTCTTTTTACCAAACAGCACCAGACGCAACACCCACTAAAAATATTTTTACAGGTTTTGTAGGTATTGGAACTACTAATAACGAATCATATCCTTTAAATGTTAATGGTAATACAAATATTAATGGTTATTTATATACACAAAATATTTCAAATAATTGTAATTTAATCCAAAATGGTAAAGTTAAAATAGGTAGTGGTATTACAGATACATCTGGACCTGATGGTTATAATGTTTATATAAATTCTATGACTTGCATAGATGGTCCAATAAAATTACAAGGAGGATCTTTATCACATACCGGAGGCGAATTAACTTTAAATTCTACAGTAATTTGGATTAATTCAAATACAAATATAGACGCAAGAGTAATAATAACATCGAATGTAGGAATAGGAACAAGTATAGGAACAACATTAACAAATATTTTGCAAATAGGAGACGGTGGAAGATTACGAATAAGTAATGGTATTACAGATTATACAACAATAGGAACGAATAATACTAGCGGAACAAATACGAGTAATACGAGAATAATGTTAAAAGGTTTTAATTATACTACAACCACAGAACAGGGAAATATTGAATTTTATGCAACAGCAACAGGTAAATTTTTATTTTATTCGGGAGGTCAAAATACAAATGAAATAATGAGAATAACATCTACAACAGGTAATGTAGGAATAGGAACAACTAATAATGAAAATTATAAATTAAATGTGAATGGTGGTATTGTTAATTTTTCAAATGAATTATATGTAAATGGTAAAATAAAAGAAGAAAACGCTTATTTGTCTAATGTTTATGTTAAATTAAATAATTTAAGTAATTTATCGGTTGCAAATCTTAATTTAAATAAAAAGTTTGGATTTGTTTCCACAATAGGAACAAATATTGCATTTAATTTTAATGGTGTCAATTATTATAATTATGATATTAATATAGATCTTTTAGTAAATAAATTAACCAAAACAGTAAATTCATCAACAGTTAATTATAGAATTTTTAATATTAAATGTTTTTTAGCGGATGGTATTTTTGAAAATCCAAATGGAAATATTAATGGTAATCTAAATGTTTTACAATATGATGTTTATATGGCTGATATTCCTTTAACAACTTCAGGTGTTTCTATAAATGAAATAAAACAAGATTTAAATATAACGGCGATAGGAACACCTGAAAATTTAGCTTTAAATAATATTTTGCCAGGTTTGATAACATTATTAAGAACAAATGATTTTAATTATTTATCGATAGTATCAAAATATAGTAATTTAAATATAAATTATATTATTGAAGATTATTTAGGATAATGGTTATTATAGATCAAATTATTGAATATATGAATAATAAGAATTATCACAATACTGGAAAAAAAATATATATTAATAATGAAATTTCATTAATTGAAATACAAATATTATTATGCAAATTATTAAAAAAATGTTATATTTTTATTGATTTTACTCAAGATGATAATACTAGATTTCAATTATATAATAATATTTTATTTGGATTTGTCAAACAAAATAATAATATGTTATATATTTGGAAAATTAAATAAACTTTTTTAATAATAGAATGAGTGGTTTTATTATATTTGTTGTTTTATTAATATTACTGGCAATATTGGCAATAATATTTTATATTTTCAATAAAATTGAAAAATTTACAATTGTAGGCGGAGATATATTATTTCCTCCTAAAATTACTAATCTTTATAATATAAAAGTTGCTACTTTGGGTAAAAATTCAAGATTTAATGATTTATATGTTGCAATGGCAGAACAATATGAAGAACCTGATGTAAATGATACAATTTATTCTGTATATAGTTCATTTAAAAATTCTAGCACATCACTAATACAATATCACACTGTAACCATGTTAGATATAATTAATAATAATATTCCAGATCCTTCTGTTGCAGGATTACCAATATTAAAATTAACACCTTCAGCTATTTCTGCAAATGATTATATATTCATAGAATTACCTAAACAAAGTGTAAATTATCTATTATCTTATATAATAATTACATATGATATAACTAATCCAACAGCTATAAATACTAGTACAAATATATTTAATATAGGTACTGCAAATTTAAATGTAGATAATTCATTACAATCAATTACTATTATACCAATGACTGCAACACCCGCAATAAACACAAAAAACTCGAAAATTATATCATATACTTATACGCCGACAGGTAATAGTTCCTCGTTATTTTGCAATTTAATTTTAAGTACAACAACAAAATTAAGTTTACCTATTTATATGCTATCATTTCAAATGTATTTCATTCAATCTACAACAAAAATAGATATTATTTCAAGTGATACAATTAATATATTATCTGGAAATCCAACAGAACAAATTACTATTTCATTGCCTTCTATAACATCAGGAGAAAATACATTATTAGATTCGGCGGATTGTAATACAATAGAACAAAAATATAAACAATTATTAAAACTTAAAATACCTTGGGCTATATATGATGCATCAAAAATTGACTCAACAACACAATTTTTAGAAGATCAATTAGGTAGATCTGTAAGAAAAGCTACTATAAGCGGCGCATATACAAAAAAAACAGATGGCAGTATTGGTTATATAGAAGGAAAAGTTAATACATCTATATCTTTTCCTCTCGGTTCTTGTCCTAGAGCCGATAAATTTACAGTATGTGCCATAACAAAATATGTAAATCCTACTACTAACAGAAAACGTATTTTAAATGGTGTATGTGCAATAGGACATGATAATGGATTAGAAGGTGTAATAACATACGATACATATAAATTAAATAAATCTGCTACAAATAATACAATTAAATCAGGTTGGGTTGTTACTTGTTATAAAATGTTTGGTAAAACTGTTGAAAAAACAATTATTATAAATGATGAAATAGTTGGAGTAGATGAAATAGGTAATTATTATGATCCTCCATGTAGTGGTAATCCTCAATATGGAATTACAAAAATACCTAATCCAATTGAAATGACAACATTATATGATGATATAGCCAGTAATGATGAATGTGATTATAAAGATAGATTATATATAAATAATTTAGCTGATAAAACTTATAATTCTGATTTTGGTTTGGCATATTTAATGGTATGGCATACATCATTATTAGATAATGAAATGTTAATTGTATCAAAAATATTAAATAAATATATTAATAGTGGAATTATTGATGATACTGTTGTTCCATTAGCTGCAGCAGTTCCTGTACTTGCTAATAATGATTTAGGGAAAACTGAATCAACCCCTGCAATATCTGCTATGCAAATTAAATCAGAAACATCAACAAATACTAATGGTTTTTATTGGATCAAACCACCTGGAGCATTTAAGGCTAAAAAAATTTTTTGCATTATGGATTCTAAATGTGAAGGTGGTGGATGGATGTTAGCAATGAAAGCATCACAAGGTAGTACAACATTTTCGTATGACTCTACATATTGGACTGCAAATACTGAATTAGTTCCAGCAGTTGATAAAGATTTTGAGCTAAATACAGATGGAACCCCAAGTATTTATATGGATACAACACAAGATGCCAAATATGATATATATAATATAGTTCCTGTTGTTGATTGTTTAGCTATATTTAATAGTCGTGAATTTAGCAATTTATCATTATCAGGTGCTACTGATGCTGATATATATACTGATCCTAGTAATAAACAGTATGGTTGGAGATGGTTATGTCATAATTTAAATAATGGTAACACGCCAATAACATTACTTGATTATTTTCAACATGATAACCGAAGATTTTTATACACTTCTAAAGATCCAAATAATAAAGTTTCTTTAATAAAATATATGAGTGATAATAAAGTAGTAGGAGGAACATATATAGAATATAATGAGTTTAAAGATAATATTATGGGCAATAGATCATCAATTGTTCCACCTTATCCTAATTTAGTATGGTCTTACCAAGATGAATATTTATCATTTGGTATTAATTGTTATTCTAATTATATAAATAATGTAAGATGGGGTGGATCATTTAATGAAAATAGTGGATCTAAGCCTGATTCAAATGATGTTTCAGGAGGTATTGGATTACAAACATTACAACCAAAACAGGAATCTTTTTATTGTGCGGGTGATTATATTGGCTATATGCCTGGAACTAAATCAAGAGGTGTAAATAAATCATTAAGTTTTAAATGGTTTATAAGATAAAAAATAATAATATTTATAATAGAGAAATGAAATCAAATTATTTGATAGTATTGATATTTATGATATTATTAATATTATTATTAATATTTACTATTATTTGTCATAATTTTTTAACGGTAAAAATAGAATTATTTACAAATACACCTACTAATGAGTTCAAATATCCAATTATTACAAATACAGGAAACATTACTAATGTTTCATTGAGTAAGGGTTCTACACTATATAATTTATATGTAGCTTCAGCAGAACAATACGAACAATCATCGGTTAATAATTATATAATCGGTGCTTATAGTTCATTTAATATTGTAAATGGTAATAAATTATTAGCAATATTAAATGCAACAGGTAATCCAGTAGCATTAAAACCATCACCAAAAACTCGTAATGATTATATATTTTTTGAGTTTCCTGAAGAATCCGAAAATTATACTTTAACAAAAGTTATTATAACTTTTAATAATAATTATTTGTATTATGCAAATTTATTTACATTATCAACTGCAAATTTATTAAATTCTGCTTCATTAACAGCATTGTTAAACATACCTGCAAATGTATCTACTTCAGATTATGGTAGAAAAATTACATATACATTAATAAATAATACAAAAATATATTCAAATTTATGTTTTTCAACTACTTATAAATTACCTTCTAGTTATACGATGTACATTAAATCAATTGAATTTTATTTTACAACTGATACAGCCGATACTGAACTAAATGGTAGTGATGTTATTAATATGCTAACAGATAATGAAAATGAATATATATCATTTGATTTACCCGATTTAACATCCGCTGCTGTTGTAAATAATGTTATTAATACTGATGATAAAAGATTGTTATATAAATATATTAAAATTTTGAAACTTAAAATACCATGGGCTATATATGATGCCAGTACTATTAATATTAACAGTACTAATAGATTAAGAGACACACTCAATAGAAGTGTTAGAGATGCTAGTATAACTGGAACAACTCATTCAATAATGAAAGATCCAAATAATAATATTAATTATCTAAATGGCACAACAGCTACATCAATACAATTTCCAAATGGTTCTTTTATGAAAGATCATTTTACATGCTGTATAATATCCAAATATACAAATCCTACAACTAATAGAAATACTATTTTAACGGATGGTAAGGATTTAATGATAGGTCATTATGGCGGAACTGAAGAAATTGTAAAAATTACTAGAAATCCTCAAAAACAATGGCCTATAAATGCTACTTCTAGATCTACAAATTGGATTATAACTTGTATTAAATCTAAAGGAAACGACTCAGAAACAATAAAATCTAAATCACTTATTATTAATGAAAATAAAATAACAGATATTACGATAGATTTTGCTGCTCAATATGACGCTAATTTAGGTATAAATATTGCATATAACGTTCAGAACAGTGATAGATTAAACGAATTACCAACTACAATGAAAGTAAAATATGATAGTGATATAACGACTGATATAAATTCTAAAAATTTAGCTGATTATATGCCGAAATTATCAATTAATACCCCTCAAGCAGTAAATAATCAATATTCTGATTTCGGTTTGGCTTATGTAATAATATGGGATATGGTTTTAACAGATAATGAATTATCGATAGTATCAAAAGTATTAAATAATTATATTAAAAATCCTGGTTCATATATTCCTTCAATATCATTTTCAATTCCAATATATGATGGTTCTACGATGGATAGGCCAGGAAAATCAGCACTTGATATTAAACAAACCACTAATACTGATATTGATGGTTTATATTGGATTAAACCAGATGGTGCAGCAACTGCAATACAAGTGTTTTGTATCATGGATAGTAGTTGCAATGGTGGCGGATGGATGTTAGCAATGAAATCAGCTCAAGGTAGTACAAGATTTCAATATAATTCAACAGATTGGACTCAATATACAACTGTAATTCCTCCAAATGATAAATTTTTTGAAATGTCTGGCATATATATGGATACAACACAAGATGCTAAATATGATATATATAATACTTATAAAGTAAAAGATTGTTTGGCAATTTTTGATTCACGTGAATTTTATGATGTAAATAAAATAAATTTTATATTCACTGATCCTTCTAAACCACAATATGGATGGAGATGGTTTGAAACCGGATTTAATAATAATAATCCAATAACATTATTAGATTTCTTTAAAAATAATACAAGAATTTTTAAATATTCAACTTCATATACTGGTAAGCCAAATGATGCAGTTAATACAGATATTAATACACAAATGGCTGGTAACGGTACATATATTCCATATAATGATTTTTTAACTAAATATATAGATTCTGGTAATAATCAAATCAAAGTACCATATACTAATAAAATTTGGTCTAATCAAAGAGAGTATTTATCGTATGGGTTTAATAATTTTACTGTTTATATGAATCCAGATGCTTCAGAAAAAGACAGAGTTAAAACAAGCCATGTAGTAAGATGGGGAGGAATTTTTAATGAAAATACCTACATAGGTTATAGAGCATATCCATATTTACCTAATTCAGTGGATGTATCAGGCGGAATTGGTTTAGCTGATAAAAGTGGCGGTGATATTGCGTCATGTTGTGCTAAAGATTGGGGTGTAAATAAATCATTAAGTTTTAAATGGTTTATTAGATAGTTCTAATAATTTATTTTTTTTATTATTATAGAAATGAATATAATAACAGCCGTACCTTCATTCGATCCTGTATTAATATTATCAGTAGTTTTAATACAAATAGGTGCAAGACATCTAGATTTAGAATTAACAGATTTTCAAAAGAAATTATTAAAAAACAAGATAATACAAGGTATTATTTTATTTGGTTTGATATATATACCAATAAGAGATATTAAAAAAACATTAATTGTTATGTTGATGATTTATTTAATTGTTTATGTTATATTTAATGAAAATCATAATTATAATTTATTTTCAAAACGGTATTTATATAATAAAGGTATTATAAATAAATTTAATGATATCAAACAAAATTATTATAATAATTTAAAAAATGATTTATTTATTTAAAATTAACTTATATAATAAATAGATATGTCAATATACAATGAATTATCCTACAATTCACAAAAAGTTATTATTGAAGAAGTTAAAGGTATTCAATTTAGTATATTAGGACCCGATGAAATAATTAAACGATCAGTTGTTAAAGTAACTAAAACTGATACTTATACTGGTAGTGATCCAATTATTGGAGGTTTATTTGATCCAAGAATGGGAGTTTTAGAACATAATAAAATTTGCACTACTTGCGAACAAAAAAATGTATTCTGTCCTGGTCATTTCGGTCATATTGAATTGGCTAAACCTGTATATCATGCTATGTTTTTTGATATTGTTAAAAAAATATTAAAATGTGTTTGTTATCGTTGTTCTAGAATTTTAATTTCTCCAAATACTCAAATTGAAGAACTTAAAAATGAAATGACACGTATTTTAGCAATTAAAAATAATCAAAAACGCTGGGAAGCTTATTTTAAATTATGTAATACAACCACTAAAATTAAAGTTTGTGGTGATGATAAACATATCGGTTGCGGAAGCAGACAACCTGATAGATATAACAAAGAAGCATCAATGAAAATTATAGCCGAATGGAAAGATAAAACCAAAGAAACATCAACACAATTAGAATTTACAGCCGAAGATGTATTAAGAATTTTTAAAAGAATTACAGACGAAGATATGGAATTAATGGGATTTAATCCAAAATGGAATAGACCAGAATGGATGATTTGCACGATTCTACCTGTTCCACCTCCAGCTGTTCGTCCTAGTATCATAGAAGAAAACGGACAACGCCGAGAAGATGATTTAACACACAAACTCAGCGATATCATAAAAACAAATAATAATATTATTGATAAAATTGCTAAAGGTTCGAGTGAAGAAACAATTAAATTAATTACAATGGTTCTTCAATATCATGTATTTACATTTATTGATAATCAAATTCCTGGTTTGGCTCCATCTCAACAAAGAAATGGACGCAGACTTCGTTCTGTTTGTGATAGAATGAAAAAGAAGGAAGGCAGAATTCGTGGAAATTTGAATGGTAAGCGAGTGGATCAATCAGCCCGATCTGTTATTACTCCAGACCCTTATATTAGTATCGATGAATTAGGAGTTCCAATTAGAGTTGCATTAAATATAACATTTCAAGAAATTGTAAATGAATACAACATTGAAGAAATGCGAAAATTGATTTTGAACGGGTCTAATAAATGGCCTGGAGCTAAATATGTTAAAAAATTAAATGAAACCGGACCTGTTAATTTAAAATATGCTGATTTGAATAAAATCGCGAATGAATTAAAATACGGCGATATCGTCCATAGACATCTAAATGATGGTGATTATGTTTTATTTAATCGTCAGCCGTCATTGCATAAAATGAGTATGATGTGTCATAAGGTTATTATTATGCCTTATCAAACGTTTAGATTGAATGTATTAGATACACCACCATATAATGCAGATTTTGATGGAGATGAAATGAATTTACATTGCCCTCAAAATATTCAAACAATGAGCGAATTAAAAGACCTCGCAGCAGTTCCATATTTAATATTAGCTCCAAGAGATGGAAAACCAAGTATCGAAGTCGTACAAGATACTTTAGTTGGTTCTTTTAGAGTATCTAAAGATTATGTAATTGTTGCAGATAAACAAATGGCAAATTTGCAGATGGTAAATAGTTATTTTAAAGGAAAATTGCCAAAGTCTAATTATTATACAGGAAAAGATTTATTTTCTGAAATAATGCCACCATCATTATTTATTGAAATGAAAAATAAGAAAGATGAAAAGGTTATTATTAATAACAGTAAATTAATTTCAGGTACATTAGATAAATCAGTATTTCATAATATTACAAATGGATTAATTCCAGTTATTTATCATGATTATGGACCTGTTGAAATTAAAAAATTCTTAGATAATACACAACGATTAATATGTAGATGGTTATTAACATCTGGTTTTAGTATTGGTATTAGTGATTTAGTCACAGATACCAACACCGACACAGAACTAAACAATAAGATTAAAGAAATGAAAGCTAAGGCATATAAAAAATTAGAAGATATGCGAAAAGGTGAAATAGAAAATAATTCAATCTTTTTAAATGAAGAATTCTTGGAAAGAGAGATTATTGGAATTTTAAATCAAACTACAAACGAAGTAGCAACAATCAGTTTAGCTAAAATTGATGAAAGAACAAATAGAATGTTTAATATGGTTAAATCTGGTTCTAAAGGTAAAGAAACTAATATCGCTCAAATTATGGCATGTGTAGGACAACAAAACGTTGATGGACGTCGCATTGCTTATGGATATACAGATAGAACTTTACCTCATTATACAAAATACGATGATGGCCCAGAGGCTCGTGGATTTGTTGAAAATAGTTTTATCGGTGGTTTATCACCTCAGGAAGTTTTCTTTCATGCTATGGGAGGTAGAGAAGGTTTAATTGATACTGCTGTAAAATCTGTAACAGGAGATACAGATATTATTGTAATAGAAAACGGAGTTGTTAAATTTGCTAAAATTGGAAGTTGGATTAATAATAAATTTTCAGATGAAACAAACAAAGATCTAATTGAAGTATTCGGCCCAGAAGATATGAATATGGAAATGTTAAGCGTTCGTTCAACTGAGATATATACGCCTACTTGTGATAAGAAAGGCAATATTATTTGGGGACGAATTACGAATGTCAGTCGCCATGATCCAGGCGAAATATTATATTTAGTTGAAACAAAAAGCGGAAGAAAAATTAAAGTTACAAAATCAAAATCATTAATGATATGGAATAAGGAATTAAAAGAATTTGTAAAACGCGAAACACCCGATATAACAATTGGAGATAAATTACCAGTTACATTTAATTTACCACAATTAAAATTAACCGATCAAGAGTTATCAGAAGATTATGGATATATTATTGGTGAAACGATAGCAAATCGAGATAATAAAGTACCAAAATATGCATTCGTATCATCTGATATTTTCTTGAGAGGTTTAATAGCTGGTTATTATGATAACGTTGGCGAAATTGTAAATAATGAAATAATAGCTAAAACGAAATCAGCAGAGTTAGTAAATGAATTAATATTAGTATTTGGACGAGTTGGTATTTTCGCCACAATCAGAGAAAATGATGTAGTAGCAATTATTGGAGATGAAATAACTAAATTTAAAAATTTAATTCATATGAAAAATGAAACCAAACTCAAACAACTAAATAAGATTACTATAAATAAAAATGCAATTGAACGTTATAACGATGTTATATTAGATGAGATTATAAATATTACTCCAATTTATGAAGAAGAATTTAAAAAGATCTATAAAAAAGTTTATGATGTTTCTGTTCCAGAAACTGGAAATTTCTCAACAATTAATGGTATTCATTGTGTAAATACTAGCGAAACTGGATATATCCAACGAAGATTAGTCAAAGCAATGGAAGATGCTAAAATTAATTATGATAATACAGTTAGAAATGCTAATGGTTTAATAATTCAATTTATTTATGGTGAGGATGGAATGGATGGTTGTAAAATTGAAAATCAGATATTACCTATAATCGAAATGAAGTTTTTAGAAATGGAACAAAAATATAATTTAACTCCAGTGGATAATTTAAATATTTATTTAACTCCAGAAGCATTTAAACAAGTAACAAAAACAACTTATGAAAGATGTTATAATCATTTTAAAGCATTAGTAGAAGACAAAAATTTTATTATAAATAAAGTTAATAGAAATAAAAAAGGTAGTCTTATTAAATATCCAATTCCATTTAATAGAATTATTACGACTTGTATTAAACGCCGTGATACTACAGGAATTAAAGGCACATTAACTGATTTGACGCCTGATTATATTCTAGATAAAATTGAAGAAATGATAAACGAATTGTATATCAAAGATACAATTCAAGGAATGGTTTATTTTCATATCTTATTGAGAGTGTATTTATCACCCAAAAAATTAATAATAGAACAAAATTTTACAAAATCAATGTTTGATTGGTTAGTAAATCAAATTTACGAATATTTTAAAGAAGCCATAGCTCAACCCAGTGAAATGGTTGGTATTATTGCAGCTCAAACAATTGGAGAAATGGGAACTCAAATGACTTTAGATTCGTTTCATGTTTCTGGAACGGCTGCAGCAGTCAAAGCTACAAGTGGTGTTCCTAGATTGAAAGAAATCTTGAGCGCAACAAAGAAAACTAAGACACCAACATTAATTATTTATATGAAACCAGATGTAGCATCTGTTAAAAATCCAAAAATGGCAGATGATGGTATAGCTTATGACGATGAGAGATTAGAACAAGCTAAAAACGTCGCAATGGCAATTAAAAATTCTATTGAAATAACTACTTTGTCGAATATTTTAGAATACAGTGAAATTTTCTGGGATGCTGGAAAATTAGAAACAACTATTGATGATGATAAAGGAATGTTAGAAATTTATAATAAATTTGCAACATTAGAAACAAGTGTAAATAAATGTAGAAGTGATTCGCCATGGGTATTGCGAATGAAATTCAATAAAGATAAAATGAATTCATATGGATTAAGAATGATTGATATATATACAAAACTAAACAAAGCTTATAATAAATATATTGATTGTATTTATAGTGATGATAATGCGGATGAATGTATATTTAGAATTCGATTAACTGATTATGCATTCAAAGATATTGACAACAAAGATGAGATCGCAGCATTAAAAGCAATGGAACATAATATTGTTTATCAAGTATTATTAAAAGGTATTAAAGGTATTAATAAAGTATCTTTAAATAAAATAAAATATGATATTTATAATCCGGAAGAAGAGATATTTGAAAAGGTTGTTGAATGGGTATTAGACACAGACGGAACAAACTTAACAGAGATATTATCAAATCCCAATATTGATGCAACCAGAACTATTTCAAATGATATCAGAGAAATTTACACAGTCTTAGGTATTGAAGCAGCTAGAAATGCATTATATAATGAATTGGTAAATGTAACTGGTGAAGGTTCAATGAATTATAGACATCTATCATTATTAATTGATACTATGACATTTAGAGGCAATTTGATGTCAATAGACAGACACGGAATTAATAGAAATGCCAGTAGTGCATTAAGTAAATCATCATTTGAAGAGAGTGTGGATATGTTAATTAATGCTAGTATATTTTCAGAGTATGATAATACAAGTGGTGTTTCGCCTCAAGTTATGTTAGGTAAGGTGCCAAAATGTGGTTCAGGTAACTTTGATATAATCTTAGACGAAGAACATTTAATTGAATTATTAAAATCAATTAAACAAACAAAAGAAAATAAATATGATTTAGCAGACATTGACGAAGAAGAAGATGATGATGAGATCGAATGTTTAGAAGAAAATTTAACATTTCATATGCCAAAAAATGAAATAGACAAATGTTATTCAATCGAAACTCCACAAATTAAGATACTCAAGAAATAACTCCAAAGATTTCTCTCCAATTTTTAGTAATGATCGATATATTTTTTTTCCCAGGAATTTCAATATTAACGAGAAATTCTTTGTTTGGTAATTCGATAACTTCGTATTCAATCATTTCTTGATCTTCAAGAAGTCGTTCAATTAATTTATGCGTCATACTAACAAGCATTTGTTTTTTTTAAATGAAAATTATTTCATTTTTATTTAAAATTATTATAAAATTATTTCTTTTTTAAATTAAAACAAAAACACGATTTTTTAATTTTTTTATTTAGTTCAATAGCACCTTCAGCACAATAAATAATATTTTCAATAACATCAGATACCAATTCATTGGATAATAACATATTTAAATGTTCTATAGTAGTATTATTACCACATTTAGAAATAATATTATTATCATTGGTTGCAAATTCTTTGATAATATTAATAACTTTATCTTTTTTCTCGCTACCTTTTAAATCTTTATTTTTTTCAACTACTTCCATAGCTATTGTAATAAGTTGAATTGAATTAATTTTACGAACATCAATTTTATTTTCAATTAAAACGTTTTCTATAAACTCCATTATTTTATAATAATAATTTAATTTGATTTTATTTTTAAATGTTCATCTATTAAATATTGAATTGCTTGTGGTATATCTTTAATTCTCATATAAATGGATTTTTCACCAACGGGCGAAATAGTCGAATCAACAATAATATTATAAATAATATTTGAACTATTATTATATTTGTTTAGAATTATTAAAGGTCTATTTAAATAATTCTGTGTTGGTGCTTTGTAGAATGTCGAAGATAATAATAAATCTTCTACATCACCTCTAACAACTGGTTCTTTTTTGTCATTTACGCCATATTCACTGCGATGAATAGTTATAATATTAATATTTAAAATTTTGCACATTGCAATAATATAATAATCATTTGGATATAATGGTTCTGTAGCAGCAGTGAAAATAGATTTTAATAAATCTTTGTGTTCTTCGATAGATCGTAAATTATAATATTTATCCCAGAAGATATTATAATTTGTATATTTTTTTCCTATTTCTTTACTTAACAATTTATTAAAATATGGATCGTCAAATAATTCTTTTAATAAAGGTTTTATTGAATCATAATTTTTAGAATTAAAAATACTTTGAATATTATTTAAAGCTGCTTTTTCTAGATCGGCATAAGTAGTTTTAATATTCAATAATGTAGCTAACCATAAATATAATTCTTTTAATGAATTTCTATTATAATTCTCATTTTTAATATATAACATATTACTCCATTTTGACTTTTTATGCATAACCCATTTGCTATTCAGTTTTTCAAACGATCCCTTAAATAAAACTGGTAATTCAACTTCTTCTACAACATCTTCGTTATTATAAACATAATCTTTATTTTCAAAAGAATTGAAAGCTATATTGGGTGTAGAAGGATGATAAATTAATAATTTAGCGGGTATTTCATGTTGTATGGCAACTTGAGAAAATAGAAATTGATATTTATTCTCTTTTATGAGAGGATTTAAGAAATCATATTTAAAATAAATAATAAAATCATTAAGAAATTTCTTAATGTGTTTTTTAGATATAAATGGCGTTTCTTCTAGAATTATGCGTAATTTGCTTTTATCTGGGTTTTTCTCTAAATCCAATTCCTTAAATAATGCAGTAATTCTAGTTTCTTTATTTAAGGAAAGTATATAATTAAACTTGTCATCGGTCAAATTTAATAATTTAAGATAAATCATTAATTGTAGTTGATACCATTTTTTATTTTTATTTTTATTAATAACTTGATATTTATATAAATCGTCGATTATTTGAGAATGAATAATATCATTTGTTAAAGGTAATTTTTTAATAGAAAGAGTATAATAATATTCGGTCTTTGTTGTATTAGTTAAATCTCCAAAATCATAATTAATATTTAATAATTTGCATTGTTCTATAAATAATTTATAATCTGTGATAATAAGATTAATATCTATTGATTTGCCAATAATATCATCATAAAAAACTATTTCATTTATATCTAAATCTATAATTATACGATTTAAGAAACTTATACTTATTTTATCGGTAATTATAAAAAATCCTTCATTGGTTATAAAATGAGTGATAGATAGATCATTATTAATAACGACGGTTGAAATAATAAATTTTTCTTTAATTTTTAGCAAACTAGATTTAATCCAAGTATTCAAAGAATAGATATTATTAAAAATAGAATAATTTTCATTATATTTATTTTTTAATAAACTACATTCTTTAAACATTTTTTTGATATGTTTGTATTCATTAAGATTAATTAATTTCTCACCTTCAACGCCTTTTAATTTTAGTTCAACGGGTTCGTAATAATTTTTTTCTTTGAGAAGCATTAAAACCTGGTTATTAAGTTCCATAGATCCTATTAAATCTTCAAAACTTGTATAATAAGGACATATAATAGATGTTGTTTCTCCTTGTTTTTCCCAAATAACTAAAAGAACATTATATAAAATACTGATTAAAGAATATAAGAAATATGGAGATTTGCCAGTAGGATAATCATTAGATCGTAAATATTCAATAAATTTCTTATAACTATTAAAAATGCTTAATAACCTGGATAATTTATAGTTGATATCATCTATATTTGTTATTTTTGTATTTAATTTAAATTTAATCAAATGTTCTTTTAGTTCTTCAACCATTTGTTTATTATTCTCTGGGATAATTGGCAAGTTATCAATAAATGCTTTACATACATTACCATTTTCTAAACTCATAAAAGTAATTAAATCTAATCTTTTCGTGATATCATTAATAAAAAGTTCTTTAGAATTAAAATCAAGACCATAGGCAATAGCATTAATAATACTGTCTGTTTGGGCGTTTTTAATTTTTTTGGTTGTTTTATGTGATATACCTCTACGAACAAGACATTTATCAGTTTTATTTAACATTTTAGAACATAAAGTAAATTTGACATTAGGAAATAATAATTCGTGTAATGATTGTGGAATAGCTCCATATCTTCCAACTTCTATAGGTGAAGTATTAACTAAATAATTTTCATCTTTATTGATAATAACTTCAGTGGGAGCAGGAAGATCATTATAATATTTACATTTATTTAATTCTTCGGTTTTTGGTGGTTTCTTAAAACAACAAGGGACACAAACATTATTTTCATCAGGTTTAATCAATTTGACAAATCTTTTTTTAGTTGGATCATTATCAAAGAACATATCCATAGGTTCTTCATTTTCGATGGGGCATTTAGCATTTGGATTTTCAGGATTTAATGGAACTTTAGATTGAGGACACCAACGACGAGGACATGTATAAACATTTTTAATATCTGCTTTACTACCATAAAGAAGTTCATTATCGAAATGGTAATTGCCATTTTTTTCTAAAATCTTTTTATGTTCTTGTGAAAAAACGACAGGTTGATTAACGGCTTGACATTTAGTTCTAGCATAATTATTTTGAAAAAGATCTTTATCAGCTTTTTGCAGAAGATTAATAAAATAACTATGTTGTTTTTTACCTAAAGCGCCACCACTATGAGAAGAACTGGAGGAACTGGAAGAACTAGAAAATGATAATTTGCCTAATTTGCTTTCATCTTCATCAATAGAAGATGGAGAGGATGGGGAAGGAGATTTAACAATAACAGTTTTTTTGGTGATTTGAGATTTATTTTTTTGGACTGCTGAAGAAATGATTTTAGACATCCAATAAATAATATTTTCGAGTTCTTTTTTATTTGGGATGTTAATAATATTAACAAAAAACCCATTTTTATAAACTTGAATAATAACTATTGTATTTATTTTATTAATAATATTATCTTGTTGTTTAATGTTCTGTTGTTCCATTTCATAAATTAAATCTTGTTCTATTTTTAGCAATTCTTTAGCTTCTTGTACTGATATATCATTATTTAAAATAATCAGTTGGCTTATTATGTCATCTTCTTCTAAACCTAAAAATAAACAATTTTTAACATACAAATGTGCATCAAAACCTTGTTTATTATAATTCGACGATCTCTTATAAATCAAATTGATAGTTTCTTTATTTGATTTAAGGATATCAAAAATATCGACATATTCGCTTAATTTTTTCTTAAGATTTTGGATAGCAACGTTTTCAACTTCAAAAACAATATTAGCTTTAATACTCAATTCATTGAATAATAATTTTTGATTTAAATAAGTTATAGAATATTCTGATATTTCCTTTATATTTTTGTTTATTTCGGTCCAATTTATATTTTTCCTTAAATTGATAGTATAACTTAACAAAATAGACATATCTTGATTAATAGTTAATTTTGCGTAAGTGCCTGTTGTTAAAATGGAATAACAATTGATACAATTGATAGAAGCCAATTTTTTAATATCGGTCCATTGAATAAATTTATCTTTGGTAAGTTTATTAAATTTGAATAATTTATAGATAATTTTATAATTATCGTTAATCCATTGTATAAATTGAATAGTATTATTTGTATTTAATTTTTCAAATAATTCGACTAATTCATATGATTTTTTTAATTTAGATGTTAATTCATATTTATGAATGTTTGTTGTAACATCTATAATTGGTTTTGTATCAATAGTTTCTAAAGTTTGTAGAATATTTTCTTTACCAATAATTTGAGATAATGGTGGAAACGATTTTTCAGTAAAATAATAAGGATTATTATTTAATTCTGGAAAATCTTTTTCAAAAATGATATTAATGCTGTTATATGGAAATAGACCAATATTATAATTATAATTAACAGGTTCTTTTAATTGTTTGCTTTTTAAATTGGTTGCTGTAAGTGGATTTGCTGAATATCCAGTCCATTTAATATTATCAATATTGAATAATATTGATATATTACCTTTCCAAACATAAAATCTATCAGAATTATAAATAGATTTGGCAATTTTGCAAAGTGCAGTTTCTAAATTGTCATCTTCATAAACATAAACATCATGAGTATTATAAGATTTATTATTAGTCCAATTATTAATTATAATTTTCTTATATAAATTCATTATCTATTTATAAGTTTTAATATTTTTTTCATTTGATAAAATAGAATTATTTATTAAAAAATGAGTGTAACAATCGATAGTAATACATTAGATTATAATAAACTCCGTGATGAAATGGATAAAATGAATGATATGTTAAAAAAAAAAGAAGCAGAAAAAACATCAACATCAACCACCACAACTACTACAACAACAGCAGATAATCAAGTTAAAAATTTACAATCAATACAAAATACAATAAAATGGAGTATTATTATTATGGTTATTATAATCGTAGTTGTAATAATAATTATTATTATTTATAAAGTTGTAACTCGCAAGAAATCTGTTTATATTTATGATAATTATGAACAACCACCCCAACAACCCATTTATAGAGTTCAACCACCACCACCGCAACCCGTTTATAAAGTAGTTCAACCACCACCTCAACAACAACCTATTTATAAAGTATTTCAACAACCACCACCACCACAACAACCCGTTTATAGAGTTCAACCACCGCCACAACAACAACCCGTTTATAGAGTTCAACCACCGCCACAACAACAACCACTACCACAAAAACAAGTATATACAACATCTACAGACAACTCTGAATTTACAACTGATTCGACTATTTGGTCGTCATCAGACCAAACACCCAAAAAAATAAATGGAGGAAGAAAATTTAAACGGTAATTTTTTTGATATTACAATAAATAGGTAAAATATATCTGAAAGATAAATATAATGAAAGGATCATTCCAATCAAAACGAAGAAAAGATATCTAACAGAATAATAACCTATCATCAATAATATACATAAAATTAATAAATAATACATTTATTTTTATATAACAATTAATTTATTGTGTCCTACTCGAATGTCGGTATTAATAATAATTGGAACCCCTAATTTTTGAATATTTTTGCAAAATGCAACATCTTCAGAACATAGATCACGTAGTATTTTACCGTCATCAGTTATGATTTCTTGTAGATCAGCATTAAAATAAGGATATGACATTTTGCGGAGCACATCACGAGTGATTGCAAAAAATCCAAGACCAGTATAATTAACAGGCATATATTTAAGAGAGGTTTCAGTTTTCCATTTGGTTACTTCTTCAGGAGTAAGAAATTTAAATGCGCCATTCTTAGAAAAATATTCAGTGTCCCATTCCTTAACAATCGCATATGAAGTTAAATTACTCATACGATACATGCCTGCGACAACTGGATGGACTTCAGTTGATTCAATTAGATCAACAACTTGTTGTGGAGTAAAGATAATATCGCTGTCAATAGTAATCCAAACATCAAAATCCATATTATCAAATGGTTTTTGGCCGATACCTCGCATAACATCTAGACCTAAAGTTTGCATACGTGCGAATGTAACAAAAGAACTTACACCGGTACTAACAACGATATCATATTTTTTAGTTTCCCATAGGGCATTAATAGTCGCGGTCCATGATAGAAGAAATTTAGACGAAAACGAATCACCAGGAAGACCAAAAATAATTTTCTTTTTAACCTCAGGAGGTTCTGCAATGGTTTGAACTTCATCGCCATTACTATTCACAGAATATTTAGAAACATCAACTGTATTATTCATTTATATCTAAAAATCTATTTTTATTCCTTATATAATTTTAAAAAGTAGGATAAGATTAATATACTTTTTTTAGATTTATAATATAAATGAGTTCTAATAATTATTACGACATAGAATTAAATGAAACTGATAATATTGCTGTTGTTTCTGAAAAAATAAATATAAAACTTAAACCGCATCAATTGACGGCTTTAAATAAGGCCATAGAAATGGAGAAAAACGGACTAATCAAATATAATTTAAATCAAAATAATAATATAATAGAAATTTCAACAAACATAGGAATATTAGGTGATATGGTTGGATATGGTAAAACATTAATAGCATTGGCATTAATAGCGACTAATAATAATATTCATTTAAACAGCCATTTAATCGAAACTTATAATAATATTAAAAATTATAATTATTTTACAATATCAACTGTAAATCGTTTAATACCACAAAAAATAATAAAGGCTACATTGGTGATAGTTCCACGAGGTCCTGTTTATTTACAATGGGAAAATATGATAAAAACCAATACATCATTAAAAGTGCTAACAATAGATAATTATGTATATATAAAAACGTATTTACCAAAATACGATGGAACAAATGAAGACGAAATAATAAATTTTTTTAATAATTATGATTTGATATTAATAAAAAATACGACATTAAGAATATTATTTAATTGTTATAATAATATAATTGAAAACTGGTTTAGAATAATAATAGACGAGGCACACGACATAATAAACAAATTAAAAGTATATGTTAATTATCATTATTTGTGGATGATATCGGCGACATACGATAAATTATTTGAAACGATAAAACGATCTTCAAATCATACATTAATAATAAGTAGAGAAATATTCAATAACAATGATTATAATAATTTGATGATAGTCAAAAATAATTTGAAGTTTATTAAAAAAAGTTTTATATTGCCGGAACCTATAGAAAAATATTATTTGTGTAAATTGTCGAATAATATTAATGTAATCAAAACTTTTATTTCAGATAATATTTTAGATAAAATTAATGCAAATGATATAGCCGGTGCAATAAAAGAATTAGGAGGTAAAAATGAAACAGAAAAAGACATAATAGAATTGGTGTCAAAAGAATTAAATAGAGAATTGCATAATAAAAATATAGAAAAAGAATATATAACTAATTTAGATATATCGAATGAAGATAAGACTTTAAAATTAAAAAAAATAAATATAGAAATTCAAAATTGCGAAGAAAAGATCGAGGATTTAAAAAATCGTATAACTTCTAAAACGTGTTCTATATGTATGGAATTAATAACAAACCCGATATTAATAGAATGCACCCATATTTTTTGCGGTGGTTGTTTAATGAAATGGTTTAAAACTAATAATAATTGTCCTTGCTGTAGAACTATGATTAATAGTATGGATAAATTAATAGCAATAGTTGATACTAATAACAAAACAGAAAAAGAGGAAAATATTTTAAATAAAGAAGATACATTATTAAAGATATTAAATTCTAAACCAACCGGAAAATTTTTAATTTTTAGTAAAAATGAAAATACATTCGATAATATTAAATCATTATTAACAGATTATAAATATGATATGTTAAAAGGTAATACATCGCATATGGTAAATGTTTTAAATAAATTCAAAAATGGCGAATTGAATATAATCTTCTTAAATACACAATATGCAGGCAGTGGTATAGATATAAGCGACGCTACCGACATAATAATATTTCATAAGATGGGAATAGACAAGGAACAGGCGATTGGAAGAGCTCAACGAGTAGGCAGAACAACTGAATTATATATACATAATTTATGCTACGAACATGAATTATAAATTATTTTTATATTTATTATCAATAGAATAATATAAATATGAGTTGCTGTTCTGGTAATTATCCTACTAATCAATGTCCTTTAAGAATGTCAGATGGTCGAGCTTTCACCGATTATTCGCCTAGATGTAATTTCAATTCTTATATAAATAGCAAACTTGCTGAAAATAATATGATAAAATCTAGTTATGAAATGCGATTATATTTACAACAAAATTACGATAAATTCATGGAGGAAGAACGAAAGAAGGCAATAGACAATATTTCGCCATGTGGTGAATGTGGTGTGGGAGATTTAATAAATGATAAAACGACTGAATTGGGAAATAAATATGCTGTTCAATGTGATGGCGTAAGTTGTTATAAAACGGTAATTAACCCGCAAGGATTAGGAACAACTAAATTATTTTAAAACATAATAATAGATAATTTAATAATGGAAACAACAGATAATGAATATGTAAAATGTAATATAACTGAAATTGAAAATAATAAAGTTAAAATTTCGGGTATAATTAAAAACCCGTCTTTTTATAAAAAAATGGTTATAACTGCACCAAATTCCATAGATACAATCACTTCATTTTCTGGCAAAGGTCTTCCATTTCCTTGTGAAATGATCGCATTTGAAAATACTCCAAATTTTAAAATTATAGATAATACTGGTGTAATAGATGTTATATTTTCTTATCCCAATAGTTATTACACGCCAGACGGATACACAAAAATCAAATCTCCAATAGTCATAAGTTTGGATGATAAAAAAATAATAATAGAACTAAAGGACAAATGCCCTTTAAAAACACTCCGTGATCGTTCTCGAGGTAATCCCAGTTTTTATGGTGTTCGAGAATTTATATTACCAATAGGAACTGCTGAAGAAGTTATGAGAAGTTATTCATATGCTAAAGTTAAGTATAATATCGCCTAAATTTATTTTTCAAGTAGTTTGACAGCGATTTTATTTAATTTTCGTAGTTCATGTGAAATTGAACCCAGATGAGTTGAGATATTCTCACCATCCTTATCTACAAAAAAGTTTTTTAGCATTTCATATTGAATAATTGTCTTATCAAATTCATTATTATCATTATCATCGTCGTCGTCTTCATCCTCTTCTTCTTCGTCTTCCTCGTCTTCTTCCTTCTCTTCTTCGTCTTCTTCCTCGTCGTCATCATCTTCCTCATCTTCCTCATCTTCCTCATCTTCCTCATCTTCTTCGTTATCTGCTTTTTTTTCTTTGATAACTACAGTTTCATTTGTTGTATCATCATCAGAACAAACGCTATTTTTGTCATCTTGGTTAAGCATTGGTATTTTTTATATTTAACATTTATAAAATAATTCTTATATAATTTTAAGGTATATGACATTAATAAAGATATTTGGGTTTTTTATAGGATTATTTATAGCATTATTTATAATATCACATTTAAAAATAAATGAACCTTTTACGAATATTTCATTATCACTTCCAAATATCCCAGCATTTCCTAGTTTGACATCAATAATATCAACTACAACAACAGCTGCTGAAACTCCAATTATAAATGAAAATGATGATTCTATATTACCATACAAAGGTTATAAATTTATGTGTATAAATACATACAATAATATAAATAAAATTTCTGTAGATAAAGGACAATGGTTTGATATAGATGATGATAGATTATTTTTTAAATTTGATAAATTATTACCAATAGAAAAGAATTATATAAATAAAAAGATTGGGGCGCCTGGTGCTAATATAAATACAATACAATTAAATGGGCCTGAATGTTTTTATTTTGCAAATAATAGTGAAAATTACGAGATAACTGAATTTACGATGTTTATGACGATAAAAATATTTAATTGTAAAAATAAAAATAACATTATTTTCGAGATGACGGGAAATACAATAACTACTAATACAATTACACCATCTTATATAACAAGTATAGTTAATATTAATTTTATAGTAAGAGAAAATAAGAATTATGACATACAACTATTAGTTGGTGAAACGATTTATAAAGGATTAGCAGATAATATCGCTAAAGATATAATTGAAAACACTGATTATTTAATAATTGGTTTATATTATAAAAAAGACAAAATAGGATTAATATTTAACAATAAGGTTTATGAATATGAAAATATGACTAAATTTAATATTACATTGGGTTCAACACCTATAATAATAAATAAGACAGGTTCAATTAATATGCATTTATATAATTTTATTTATTATAAAACATTATTTGATTTTCAATATTATGATTATTTAACAAGATACAATAATTATTATTTATCCGGATTGAATAATAAAGAATGTCCCGCACATGTAGAATCCACACAAGAAACACCCAGACAAGAAGCATTTGAAAAAATAATATTACCAGATTTTAAATTTCCATTATTACACAATCTATTTGAACCTTTTATTAATGAAGATGGTAATGACAATGGTAATGACAATGGTAATGGTAATGGTAATGGTAATGGTAATGGTAATGGTAATGGTAATGATAATGGTAATGATAATGGTAATGGTAATGGTAATAAAGATGAAAAAGATTATATTAAGAAAGATATTGATTATATAAATAATATAACTGATGAAAGACCTAAAATAAATAATTCGTTTATTTAACAGATATAAACATATATATTTTTTAGTAAGTATGACAGAATTTTTAGAATTTCCAAATAATAAGCAACAAATGACAGATACCAATTTATTATTTAATAAAACTAAAATAAGTCCTGAGATCGCGTCATTATCTTCTATGTCTTCTATGTCGAGTGCTTCAAGTATTAGATCAAATAGTAAAATGAAAAAACCTCAACAATTTATCGAAGAAATGGAACATAGACAACAACAACAACCAAAAAAATTAATTAATCCTAATATAATGATAAAAAAACAGTCTGTTTCGCGTAAATATGATGAAGATGAAGACGACGAGGACGATGAGGACGATGAAGAAGACTCTCGAAGCAGTTGTAGTAATGAAGAAGAGGAGGAGGAGGAAGACGACGAAGAAGGAGACGACGACGAAGAAGACGACGACGGAGAAGGCAAAAGAAATAAGAAATCAATTAATCCATATAGAGATGAATTGAATGAAAAAAAGGAGATATTATATCAATTAAATAGATTACAAACGAAGGGGGCTAAGATACCTACATCATTTACATTAAATTCAAATATCGAGGATATGAGACAAGAATATAATCGAATAGTAAAAGACCGAGATATCGACGCTAGTATAAGGTTCCAACGAAAAATGCTTATGGCATTTGTAACGGGAACGGAATATTTAAATACTAGATATGATCCTTTTATGATAAAATTAGAAGGTTGGTCGGAACAGGTTCATGAGAATATTGATGATTTTGACGATATTTTCGAAGAACTTCATCTTAAATATAAGTCGAAGGGCAAATCGATGCCACCGGAATTAAGATTATTCATAAGTTTGTCAGGTAGTGCTTTTATGTTTCATTTAACATCAAAAATGTTTAAAGAAAGTTCAATACCGGGTGTAGAGGAGGTATTAAAAGCTAATCCGGAATTAATGAAACAATTTCAAAATGCGGCAGCAAAACAATTTATTTATAATAATATCAGTACTCCCAAACAACAAATCGAACAACCTAAACAAAACAGTGGCGTAAATGGTTTATTTGGCAATTCATCAGGATTATTTGGAATGGTAAATAATTTATTTAGTGGATTAAATAATAATATGTCTAAACCAGAAATTAAACCACCATCAGCACCACCAAGAGCCGAGCGTGATATAAATAATATTATAAATAACGTTCATAATAAAATATCATTAAATCAATCAGATGATGATACCAAAATAGAAACATTATCTATAAGCGATGAAGAAATAACATCAATTATAGAAGATGCGACAGATATTAAGATTTTGAAATCATCAACAAAAGGAAGAAAAAATAATCGAACTTTAAATATTTAGCGTGATAATTTGCGAGTTCGCGCGAGTTGTTTTGAAATCTTACCCATAGAAGATTTAACCATATTTACGTCATCGGCGATACTCTTAGGGATTTTGGAAATAGATCCAATAGGGTCGCGAATAACGCCTTTTAGATCTCCAGCACCGTCTTCAATACTCTTGACAACACTGAAAACGACAGTAAATATAACGACAATAATAATATTAAGAAGGAATAAAATAAATATTAAGACAAATTCAATGATAGATCCAATCATAATTATTTCACGGCGATTATCTTCAGAACATTTGCATTTTTCACGAACTAAAGCACGGGTATATTTAAATACTTCATATAAATAATAGATAAATACTAGGGCGAATATTAGATCAACGAATTTATTAATAATTACGATATTGCTGCCGAAATTATCATAAATTACTTGATCTGAAACTAGACCGGTAAACATTAGATATATAATAGCAAAAATGGTAAATCCTTTAATGAAATTTATATTGCTTGTCATAGAACATTTACAGCCCTTATTTTCTAGACTGACTAAATAAGAATATATAACTATTAAAAGAACGATAGTTATAATAGAATATAATACTTTAGTTATATATGATAAACCAAAACTAGCCATTACTTTTTTTTATTCTAATTAACTAAAATATTATTTTTATAGATAAAAATTATTTCTTTCATTTGGTTTGACATAATCCAATTTTAGAAATTTAAAAATGTCTTTTTCACTTTTTACTGGTACTTTTTTATTTAAAAATCCATGTTCGCTCAATGATAAATTAAAGGTAGTTTTAACATAATGTCTCATACCTATATTAAAAATATTTGAACCAGTGAAATATAACAATGAATAATAATATTCATCAGGGGGTGCAATTAATATATCAAATCTTCTCGCCGGATTATTACCAATTTTTACAATACCCATAAATTTATTTTTACCCAATGCTAATTCTTCAATGATATATTTAGCATTTTTCAATTTATCAATATAATCATTTAAATCAAATTTAGAATTTTTCATAATAATCAAATCAATGTCACCCATCGTTTTATTTCCTCTGCGATATGATCCCACAAAATCATATGTTAAAGTAGGTGCTAAATATTTTTTAATTATTTTTGCGTGTTTCTCATATTCTTCTAATGGTATTCGTTTATTTAAATCATCTAAATATTTCAATCCTATTTTTTGTTTATTATTTAACAATTTCGTATGTTTCTTTAAATCACTTATAGAAGAGATACCAGCATCAATAATATTTTTAGCATTTTTAGGACCTATGCCATAAATTTCTAATAATTCTTGTTTGAATATAAATTTTTCATCAGTTTTAATATTATCTTGAATATAGGCAATTTCACCGGTTAAATATAATTCATAAATTTTTTCAATAATACGATCTCCAATATCTTCAATTTTATAAATACTTTCAATAGTTTTCAAATCATCTGGATAAATCAGGATAGCATTTATAGCATTAGTATAAGCTTTAATTTTAAACCGTTCATTATTATAAATTTCATAATCTTTGATTAATTCAAGATTTTTAATCAATATCTCTTTATTTATATTATGATCTATTAATTTATTTGTAAATTTATTATTTTTATTTATAATATTTTTGATATAAGCAATAGAACCATTATTTTTAAGTTCATTTAACATAATTGTAATGGCTTTGCCAATTCCTTTAATTTCTTTTAGGGTAATAAGTGAGGTTATATCATTAGGATATTTATAAATATTACCAATAGCTAGTGAATATATCTTTGCTTTATCGATATTACCAATAAATAGTTCATAATTCCTGATTGTTTCAAGATTTTCAATAATAATTTTTTTATTAAATTCTTTTTTTTTATAATCTTTATCTTTATTTATAACATTTTCTATATAATTAATTTTACCGGTTTTTAATAGTTCTTTAATCATTTTAGAAATAGTAACTCCAACGCCTTTAATATCTGTTAGGTTATTTAGATTTTTTGCAATTTTTATATTATCAATAGCTTTTTGATAAGTATTAGCTTTCAAAATTTCATTTAAATATAATTTATAATTTTTGATGATTTCTAAATTTTCTATAATAAGTTTCTTTTTGTCTTCGTCATTATCATTAACATTATCATTAACATTATCATTAACATTATCATTAACATTATCATTAACATTATCATTAACATTAACATTAACATTAACATTAACAATTTTCATAACGTCTTTATTGAGATCTTTAATTTGTTTATAATGGGCTATTTTTTTAATTTTAGCAACAGCTTCTTCAAATTTTGGATATTTATTTAATTTATCAAGGATGGCAGTTTTTATAGCTAATAATTTTAAAATTTTTTTTTCAATGTCTTTCGTATAGCCATTGATATCTCTTAAATCGTTTATTGTTTTTATTTTGATAGGATGTTCTTTTAAGGTTTTAATAAAAATATCATATTCATTTGTTTTTGTTAGTTTCTTTTCAAATGACAATAATTTAATAATGTTTGTTCTATTCATATAGGTAAGTATCTATATAAATAAATAAAAAAAAGAATAATTATTTATATTTATCGACAATATTATTAATTTTGAATTTAGTCGAATTATCTAAATTATCTGTATTTATCATAGAAATATTATTAATATTCTCTTGAGATGGCACATTTTCTATTAATATCGCTAATTCATCTAATAACAATTCGGTTAAATGTTTATATTCGTTCTTAAATATATATTCATTCAAATCGTTAAAAATATTATGAATAATGATATCAATAATATCGGTTTTATTTAATTTTTTCAAAATCAAACACAAACCTTTAAGCATTGATAATGTTGTTTTTTTAATTTTGACATATTCGCAATATATGTCATAATTTTTTTCATCAAAAATATTTTTATATTCTGTTTTTATTTCTTTTGGCAACCATTCATTTTGAGTTAAATAATTATTATAAAATCGTGTAATATTAGTTTTAATATAATCATCATCAAATAAATATAAAACATCAATATAAATATTATTATTGGACGATTTAATAAAATTAATCAATACATCAAATAATAAGATCTTAATATCATCATTTATTTTAGAAATAAAACTAGATATTTTATTATAAATCGTATCTTTGTTTAAATCGGTCAATTTATTTAAATAACTGATAAATTCTTTTTTGCATTTTGTTTCATCACTAAAATCGATATAAATAATATGAGGTCTTGTTTTAGTAACGGTTTTATTTGATGCAATTATTTTCTTTTTTTCCCATAAACTTCTGGCATCATAGTTAGAAACGAAACAATTATAATTATTAATAAGGTCATTTGCCTTATTAGCAATAGTATCTGAAATAACTATATGAGAATTATTAAAATTATCTAAACTATTCTTAAAATTGTCATAATTAATTTTGATAAATCCCAAATCCTCATTTTCAGTATCCATTATATATATTAACTTAAAATAATATCTTTTATATATTAATTTAATCTATAATATCAGTTATTTCAACTGTATTGTCATGAACTATAATTCGGTCGGCTAATTGGTTCTTAGTTCCTTCAGTCGATAATTTACGATCTTCGCATTGGGCCTTTAGTTTGTCTAGACTTAATTTCATTAAAGCTTTTTTGGTTGCATGTCCTCCGCCTCCACCTCCGGCAATACTCGCACTAATTACCGATTCTTTATCGTCCGTATCTTTCTTTAAATCAAATATTTCATTAATAATTTGGACTTCGTCATTAATAACAACTTTAGGTGAAGGCGGAGGAGGTTCTTTATTGCAAGTTCCATTAGCATTGCAACAGGAATTATCGGCACAATCGTTAAATATTTCGTTCATAATAATTTCGGCAGAAGTCATAGTTGAAGATGTAGGGGATGAATAAACAGACGGATTATTATATTCGATTTCATATTTAGTTAAACGATTGGATAATATATATAATGATTGTTCTAAATACAGATATTTATAAGATAGAAAGAATATTAATATAAACACCACAAAAAATGAGAAATAATAAATAATGTTATTAAATGAGAATAATTTAAATAATAGCATTTCTTAAACTTTCATTATATAATTTGTTTTTCATTTCAATCGCACTATTTATAATGGTTTTATTAAATTTATTTTTTTCTAATAATTCAATTGCTATAATTTGTTTTGATCCGCCTCTGTTAATTTTATAATTGAAATAATAATTATTTGTCTTCTCATTATAATTAGCATTAACGCTAAGATTAATAAATAGATCTTTATGAATTTTTTCTAATTCTATTAAATTATGGAAATGTGTTGTTATTATTAAAGTCATTCCAGTAACTTTTGCGAGATATTCAGCAACAGAAAATGCAATAGCAACGCCTTCAATTGGAGGTGTAGAATGCATTGGTTCATCCATTAAAAATAATCCTCGTTTATTATTTTTCTTTAAGTTATCGGCAATATTAATCATTTCATTGCAATAACTTGTTTCAGCTTCAAAATATGATTTTTTCCCGAGTTCATCGGTTATTCGCATAAATGATGTAATCGCATCATATAAATAAACATTACCTTTGATAGCATTAACAATTCCTAGAGTTTGTGCTAAAATTATATTTATAGTTATAGATTTAACATAAGTTGTTTTACCACCGGCATTAACACCGGTTATAATAATATTTTTACTTAAATTAACAGGATTGGGTATTTGATTTGATGATAATATAGGATTATAACAGTTCCATAATTGTGTTTTGGTATTATCATAAGTAGGAATGGACCATTCTTTAGTTTTTTTAAGTTTAGTTATTACATCAACACAATCGATAGTATAAATAATTTTTAAAAGGTTGATAACATCTTCTCGGTAATTGGCATTTTTCCACAATCGATAAACAGAAGAAATATCATTATCTAATTTATCTAAATTATTAATACTCATATCAAGAATATTTTCATTAATTGGATAAATAAAAAATGGTTTCCATATTGTTTGGGAACTTTTGATAATAATAATAGCGGTTTTAATGAATTCGATAAGACCATATAATTTATCTAATAATTTTTGGCGTAATTTATATATAATATAAGAAATATTAAAGGTCTGATAAATACTAAAAAAATAAATACCAAAATATGCAAATACGGTTAAAAGTTTAGTCAAATCCATTTTGAGATTTCCGGATAATTTAAAAGCCATTTTGAAAAATTGATAAATAATAGAAAGATATTTACCGAACGACATGTTAAATTGTAGATATTTATTAACATAATAATAAGGAGTATAGATAATAGAAATTGGATAAAATAAATTCATACAAGGCATAACAACAATTTTATAAAAATGATAAAAATCCAAAAGATATTTATTATAATTCATATAATTAATAATATATGTTGATGGAAATAATAGATTAATTGATATATCTTCGTCTATTTCTTCTTTTAATGTCATTATCCATAATAAATCCTTTTCTGTTTTTTTTAGTATTTCTAATTGTGATTTAAGGATTTGAAAATTGACTTTTTGGCGATTTAATAATAACTTTTTATCGTTAATGGGAGTTTTGATTAATTTTTCTATAATTTTTACACCTCCTTTAGTGGTTGGTTTAGTTTTAATCCATTCATCAATATTAGTATCATTATAAATATTTTCATTAACTATAATTTTATTGGCGTCATAATGATTTTTTAGAATATCATCTAATAACACTTCTACAGTAGTATTAGACAATTCGAAATAATTATTTAATTCTTCTATTTGCATTTGTTAATATGAAATAATTAATAATATAGAATTTAATCACAATATATAAAAAATGATTAATTTAATATAAATAAATACATAAACAAAAATGAATTATATAACCATTGTTTATGACAATAAGTTATATAAAATAGAAAAAGAACCATATGAAACCGATGAGAATACTTTTATGAGAGGTTGGTATATAATTAAAAACAATCATTTAGAAGATAATATTATTTCCCGTTCAATTATGCATTTAAATGAACGAACTATGAAATATTAATTCTTTCGTCGTCGAGAAGAAGAAGGATTACTACCTCCTTTTTTACTACTTGAAGGAGCAGGAGCAGGAGCATTAAACATACCTAATTCATCATCTGCGAGTAATCGAGCACCTAATAACGCAAGAGCAGATATAAAAGGGGCTAATTCAAGACCTACACCACCGCGACGACGATTTGTTTTTTTGTTATTAGTACCACCACCACCAGTAGTACTAGAAGCACATAAGGCGCATCCGCCATCAATGCTATAATAAAAACCGTTGCTTAATTCAAGATTACCACCACCTTCTAAATTTTTAAGTCCTGGTGTTCCTGGATGGTCTGTTGTAGTAATACCAGCACTTGCTAAAGCAGCAGTATTATCGGCGGCTGGAGGATTATATAACATATATGAATTGGCGTCTGCAGTTGTTGAAAAATCGGCTATATATCCGCCTCGTTGTAATTTTCTTGACATATCTAATTAAATATAAGATTATTTTCTAATGTAGAAGACTAAAAAAACAGCTGCTATAGTTGTAAAGAAATTAAGGAAGATAATTAAAATAACAAATGGTATAATATAATAAAGAAGATAAATTAAGATAGGTCTTATAATTTCTGTTCGCATATCTTCGTTTAAAATCTCATCTCGAATAATATTAATAATAAATTCCATAATATTTTTTTTATGTTGCGTCATTATTATAATATTGATTACCTTAATATTATACAGAATGAAACATTCATTAAAAATTCCGCAAAAAAAAACAAAATGTTTAGTTTCCTATTTAGAAAAGCCGCTAAAATTAATAATTAACGATATTAAAATTAAAAATTTTATAGGTATCAATAATATTCATTGTGAGATACCTGTTAAAAGTAATGAAGAGACCGTTGAATTAATTGAAATAATGGATAATTTAGCGTATAAGACTTTATTAGAAAATCCGGAATGGGCTATTAATAATCAAGTAATAGACAATGTTTATAATTATTCATATTCTAGTGATTTGTCTTCAATTAATCTATTATTTAACGATAAAACACATTGTTATATGGATGGTAATAATAAGGAATTGGAAGATATAATTGAAATGTTGAGGGATAACAAGAAATTACGAGAAATTAATATCAGTATGGAAATAATTTTTCTTGGATTATTTATATATGACAATGCTATAATAAACAAATGGATAATAAAAGTTATAAATATAGAAGAAATTGGAGACGATTTAAATGACTGGGATAGGAAAGAAATAGAGGAAGATTGGGGAACTGAATTGATATTATACGAAGAAAACATTTTAAATAAAATTGAATTATATAAACAATCGTTAAATAATGCAAAAAAACTATTAGAAGATATTAAAAATGAAGAAAATTATAATAATTGGGAAAAAAAAATATTGAAATTAAAAAATTATATTTTAAAAATATAATTTTATCTATATTATTATAATAGATAGATATTAAATAATGAGTTCTTCGATAGTTATTTCATTTTCAATTGCCATACTGTTATTAGTGGTATTATTATTATTAGTTTCATATAATTCTAAATGTAAGATGGATAATATAGAACGTTTCGAAAATGATAATACCACACCTAATATTAATAGTATTTTAGCCAGTAATAATCACCAACCTATTAAATCAGATGCTGGATATGATATGCCAAATCTAGCCGCTGCTGATGGTTCTGCCCCCATCGGTAATGTTTATGCTTCTGATCCTTCTGCAACAGAATATGCAACTACATGCGGAACAGTAGTTACTGACAAAAAAACAATTAATGAACGATTCGAAGATATGAATAGTGCTTCGCAACAACAAGCGGATAATACCGTTTTACCACAGGATAATAGCTGTTTTGTTCGAGATCGTTTAACAAGTAGCGATTTATTACCCCAAGATGCTGCAAATTCTAAATGGGCTCAAATAAATCCATCGGGTTCAGGAATGTTAGGCGACCAAAATTTCTTGACAGCTGGTTATCATGTAGGAATAAATACCATAGGCCAATCATTACGAAATGCTAATTTACAATTACGTTCTGAGCCTCCTAATCCTCAAGTTGCTGTAAGTCCATGGGGAATATCCACGATTGAACCGGATGTTCGATCTGTTTCATTTGAAATAGGTAGCGCACCATCTAATTAATCGAATGTAATAAAACATTTGGTATTAATAATATCTTGTTTTGGGATTAATGAATTTTTGAGAGAATTTTGTTTTTTATATGAAAACTTAGACATATTTTCATATATTTGTTTTTGGTTTTCGATTGCATATATAATTATTTTATTGTTAAAGGCCCATTTAAAAAAATTTAATTGACCTATAGTTGTTTCTATTTCTTCATTTTTATCAATGGTAAAATTAATTCTTTCGTGTCGTCGAAATGCATCAAAATTGAATTTTTTAAATGATTTCAATTGGGCCCGATAATCCAAATACAATGTTATTTTTTTAAATTTTTCTGTTGCATAATTATCGGGCAGATTATAATAAACATTATTGTCTGAATTATTTATCCAAAAAATAATATTATGGTTTTTTGCATATCTTGTAACCAACCAATCAATCATTCGCAATGATAATTCATGCTTACCTTCAATAATATCTTTTAATATCAATTTATATTTTTCATTCAAATTATAAAACGAATTTATAGATAATAATAATAATTCTTTAGAGGTATTATTATCCGTCATTATTAATTTTATTATAAAAATCCTTTATATCATTAATTAGCAAATGTATATAAATCAAAGATTAGAGCAATTATAGCTAAAACTAATAATAATGCAATCTTAAAATCCCATAAAGATATATAATAAGTTACAATTACTAAAATAATAATTATCCAATAATGTTCTGCCAATTCTAAAATATATTCAGGATACGGTACAGCAGGTCTTAAACCATAAATTAGCAAATATGCAGAAATAATACCTATAATAATATAACGTATAAAAACTTCTATATTATCGATCATTCTAATAATTTAAATTATATTATTATTTTTTCCATAACTATAATAGAAAATATGCAATACGCAACACTTGAAGAAGCTTATCCAAATTCATTTAAAAAACATCAATGTAGCACATCCTCTAAAAAAAAAGAAACAGACAATCTTGAAAAATTCGGGTCAGACTATGGAACCGAATCAGACTGTTATTATGACAAACAAGGCATAAAAATGCCTACCTGTGACAAATTCACAAATCCTACTACCAATAATAATAATAATAATACCAAGAATACCAAGAATACCAATAATACCAAGAATACCAATAATACCAATAAAGATGTTAATTATTTGAGGAATGAATATGTTAAAAAGATGTGTTCGCCGTTACAAGTGCCTGATTATCATTTGCCGATAGATAGTAATTCGGAAAATGCATATAAAAAAGCATTAGAGACATCATTAATGGATATGGGTAACGTCCAAATTGATAAATTTTCGATTAAACCATATGATTTTGATGAATATGATGCATATTTGAATATTAATAATATAAATACGAATAATAAAGATACAAGTCCTGAATATAGAACTACACCATTTTTAGAGGAATATTTATTAAGTTTAAGAGATAATTTTAATAAAAAGAAACAAGATCAAGGGATAAAAGTAAATAATATAGAACAATTTACAAATTATACTAAAAATATAAAAGTAGATGTTAATTTATATAATTTATTTTTATTCATATTCATAGGAATAGTTATAATATTATTATGCGACCAAATAACCCGGTTAACAGTAATAATGGCGAATAAAAATATATAAACACCATAAGCTAAATTAAATTAATGAAATATTTTACACATTTAGTTTTTGCGGGTAATGCATTTAGATCAATATGTTTATTAGGTGTATTGAGATATATTTATTTCAATAAAATGGAAGATTATATTAAAAATGCTGCTGGCACTTCGATGGGATCTTTTTTTTGTTTAGCATTTGCTCTAAAAATTCCCATCGATGAATTAGAAGCAATAATAACAAAAACAATAAATAGTATAGATTTAAAGGTAATACCTAGTAAAAAAATATTAGATTTTGTTGTAAATTTGGGTTTTAACGATTCAAGATTATATTTAACAGGTATCAGGGAATATGTTAAAAATAAATATAATATGGATGATATAACTTTTATGGAATTATCTAAATTGACTGGTGTTAATATTTATGTCAGTACTACTAAAGTAAATGATTCGAGTAATTTTATTTTTAATGTTAATGATACGCCTAATATATCAGTGTTTGAAGCAATAGCGGCTTCTATGTGTATTCCTATTTTATCAAAACCGATAAAAATAGATAATAATTATTATATTGATGGTTGTATATCAAATAATCTTCCTTATAATGTATTTGATAATATAAATCATAGTGATATTTTATGTGTTGCTGTTTATGTGAAATCTGATTATGATTTTGTGATAATACCAGAAACAAAAGACGATGAAGAAATATCTATAATGGAATATGTAAAACAATTATTTAATATTCTTTATTTCAATTCTTTCAAACATACATTTATAACTAAAATTGAAAAATTTAAAAATCCATTGTTAATATCAAATAGTCAATTTAAATCAAGTCTTAATCTCGAAATTACTAAAAATGATGTTATTTTCAATATTTCACAAGATGATATTGAATCATTAATACTTCAGGGTTTTAGAGACATGTCTGAATATATGAAAAAAATAATTAATGAAGAAGTAAGCGATTTTTAGAATTATTTGAAATATCCTCTAGTTTCCATGATATATATATAGTATTTTTATTTGGTAATATTGAAACATAAAGGCCACCCTTTTGAAGAGATGTAATTATATAATTGATACATTTTTCATAATCATATAATGGATAACCTATAATTATAGGTGGGACGATATAAAATAACGATTGTCCGCCCATTTCTGCAATCTTTTTTATTTTTTTATTGCACCCATTTAAAATAATATTGAATGATTCGCAAATTTTATTATCCTTCTTTTTCTTTATTTCATATAAATCATGTAATGATATTTTATTCATTTTATATTTATTTTATTTATATAAATTTTAATTAGCTACTTTTAAGCACTTAATTTTTCTAATGCAAATTGAAGTACATTTTCTTTTGATCTATATAAATCAAATGAATGTCTGGTTGTTCCATCAGCTGCAAGTAATGATATAGTCGGCACACCTGTTATTTTTAAGGTGTCTGCTAATGCTTGTCCGGTTCCTTTATCTTTTATATTATATTTTTCGGTTGTAAAATTATATTTAGGGTCTGCTGCAACTTCTTTAACGATTGCATCCCAAGTTGAACTGAATTCTTTACAATATCCGCACTCATCCATATAGAAATATTGTAATTTGGCTTGAGGATTTGTAAATTTTTCGAAAAATTTATAATTACTCATAAATATCATTAATAATATTGCTACTACTAATAATCCAACTATTACCCATATTACAGAAGATGATTCTGACGATGATGATGATGATGATTTGGAGCCACGACTACTATAACGCACAGATCTAGAAGAAGCCATATATTATTCTATTATAAATACAATATTTTAATATTGATTAAGACTTGATAACAATGCTTTTATTATAAAAAAATAAATATAAAATGAATAATAAAATACCAGTAAAAATTATAATATCTGTATAAATAATATATTTGACGATTTTGTCATTAATGTTTGTTATTTTCTTATCTTTTAGCCAAATTATAGAATTGGTAATGAAGAAAATATAAAATAGCAAAATAATAATCAAAAATATATATATCAACATTATTCTTTTTCTATATCTCTAATAATAAAAAATGATTAAATTCAATTTTAAAATAATTTTCATAATGGTTAATATTATATTTGCATTTACCCTTAAAAGTATTGTTATTAATAATGTTACGCCTACTATTTATTCTAATATCAAAACTTCAAAATTAACCTTAGAACATGTATATCCAAAATGTTATATGTATAAAAAACATTATAATGACCTACATAATATTTTTAAATGCGATCATTACATTAATAATATGAGATCTAATTATAAATATGTCGATAAACATAATGAAACATTTAGCCAACTTTATAATACTGATAATTATGTAAATACTAAATTAAAATTGTTCTGTCCCGATGATGCTAGTAAGGGCTTAATTGCTCGTGCTATAATGCATATGTCATACGAACATAAATATGACTATAAAAAAATAATCGACCATAAAAATTTAATTAATTGGTGTTTAGAATATCCACCTACCAAAGAAGAAAGAACGCATAATGACTTAATATTCCAAAAACAAAAAACCAGAAATATGTTTATTGATTTGTATGAGAAAAAAAAATTCAAAAATTTAATTATTAATTACTTTTCATAATATAAAAAATGATTTTTGTTAATTTAAAAACAAATAAATAAAATCAATTCAATATGGTATTTACGAAACGGAGGCAAGCCGAAAGTGAAAATAAGGAGATCAATAAAAGACATCAAATTTTTTTAGATAAAGCCGCGGAAATTGCTAAATATTCAACAATGCAACAAAAGCACGGGGCTGTTGTTGTATATAAAAATAAAATTATTGGTTATGGTTTTAATTATATGGTAAATCATTTAAATGACAATAATAGCATTCATGCAGAAGTAGCAGCAATTACCCAAGTATTTAAAAATAAAACAATTTTAGGCGAATGTGATATTTATGTTGTTCGTATTGGCCCACTGCGATTTAATAATTGTTTAAAATTGTCTAAGCCTTGTGAAAAATGCGCCAAATTTATAAATAAATATAATATTAGATGTGCGTATTATTCAAATTAAATTAAATATCTAAACTCATCGATACTTTAGGAATAATTCTTTTAATACTTTTTTTAACGATTACAGGTCTATCTTCTTTATTAAAAATTTTTATTAATAATTCTTCTCCCGTTAAATGTTTGTTCGTATTTATAATTTCCCTTATATCCTTAATATTAATAGGTTTATGTACGTTTCGAATATTAGTCTTTAATCTTCCATTTTGAGTATTCAAATCATTATAATTATATTTAAACATGAATTCTTCTATTTTGTTATTTAATGCCTGTTGTAATGTCTTGCGTTCTCTTATTGCTATTTTTAATTTTCTTATTGCATCATCATATTTAAACCAATCCCCAACAAGTACTTTAAATGTTTCTATTTCATCCGCCGTTGGTTCATTTTTATTTGTAATTATATCATCAATTAAATTACTGTTATCCATTATATAATTTTATTTAAATATTGCTTTAAATATCTTTTATTTAGATTTTTTTGGCGATTTCTTCGTTGATTTCTTTGGAGGAGGTGGCAATGGTTTTGAATTACTTTTAACAAAACTTGATAATGACTCTAAATCTCTGTGGCCATCATAATCAACTTTATCACCTGTTATAGTATCATATGCTGTTATATGTGGGAACGATTTTATACGTTTAAATTCGTGAGGTGCTTGTTGCATATAATTTAATTCAATTTGATAGAATTGACGATCAGCAAATTTATTTATTAAATCATACCAAACTGGCATTAGTCTTTGGCAATGTCCGCAGTTATTCCAATGATATAAAATAATCGCTCCATTTTGTTTGATTTTATCTTTTAATTTTTCAATACTGTTACTATCAACTTTTGTAATATTTTCACTTACCATTATTTTCTATATATATATAAATAAAAAATAATTTCAATGGATAATAATTTACAAGTTTTATCTTATAATATTTCTTGCGATCATATAACAAAATTAAAAGAAAAATACAATAAAGCCAATGAAGAAGCATTTAGACAACATTTTAAATGTATAGAAACTAATAATAATGATTATGATAAAACTGTAAGATATTTAAATAGTGCATATATTTCAAAAAAAGATTGTATATATACATCAACAGAACCAGATCAATTAGAATGGACGGCTGTATTTAATGATACTTCATCGCCATTAGGTTATAAAGACGATAACGCAGCTCTCAAGTTTAATGAAAACACAAGAAGAAAAATAATTAGTCGGTAATGAATTTAATTTCATCTTTGTAATTATGCGAAGGCATTTCAAGAATTAATATAGATCTATTAAATTCTGCAACAAAACTTTTAATATCATCAGGTGCTATTTTACCTTCTAATATAAATTCATGTCTATCAACTCTCGCACCTTTACTATTTTTACTATTATTCATATGAATAACAAAAATATCGTTTTTATCAGGTATTAAAGATAATACTTCGTTTAATTCATATCCTGCATTCCAAATATGACAGGTATCAATACAAAGTTTAAATAATTCTCTTTCTTGTTCTGTAAATGAATAATAAAAATTTATGAAATCTCTAAAATCTATTAATAATTCTGTTCCTTGACCTGCAGGAGTTTCTAATATTAATTTAGTTTTTATATTATGTGTTCTCATTGTTTCCAATAAAATTTTAATATTAGTTCTCATAATTTCTATTGCCTCTTCCTTAGAATTATTCAAATATTTTCCGACATGGATTATATAACCTAATGCACCTATATAATTTGCCGTTAGAATATCATTATAAATAAAAGTATCTGTAATATCTAAATCTCTTTTTCCTGTTTTCAATGGTTTGGCAATGTTTAAAACATATGGACCATGGACCACAACAACGAATTTATTTATATTACAATACTTTTTTATTAAATGCGATTCATTTATATATTTCGTATTATCTGTTATTTTAGCACTTCTGGGATTTGTTGTAAATAATTGTAATGCATTACCTCCATTCATTTTAATCTGGGTCATTGTTTTTACAATCGTTGTTTCTCTAGGTATATGAGCGCCAATTATCATTTTTATATAAATAATATAATAATTTCCTTACATCTAAATTATAAAACTATTGATAAATAACATTGCCTGAAATCGATTTTATAACGATAAGGACATATGAAATATTCTTTATTTTTTTGTGTTTTTAAGCATTTAACGAGACAATCGTGATGAAGTTCATAATTATTTATACAAGCTATTTCGGCATTATTCAATTTATCTAAACAAATAGGGCAATTATCATTATTATTATCATTATCATTAAAATAAATATCATATGGTAAATTGCCAATTTTCCATCCATTATCAATCATTTTATAGATATCATCAAATATTTTATAATTTTCATTAAAACCTCTAATATAATTTGTTCGTTTTTTAATAATTTCTTTTAATATTATTTTTGTTGGATTTGAGATTAAATCATATGATGTGCCCGTATTTTTAGAATAATAAAACATAATAGTATTATTTATTTTTGATAATAATAAGCCATAGCAAGTATAATTATTATTACTATAAGGCGGTTCATCATTTGATATAGTAATTTCAACTGAAATATTTAATTCATTAATAGTATTAATATTATTTGTAATAAATGTGTAAAAATTGATATGGTCTATTCCGTGTTTAAATGCTATTTTAATATTCGATGATTTTATAAATCTATCAATCGTTTTTTTATCACAGTCACAATCATAGAATTTATCACTCGACAAATTATTATCAATGTAATATAAACTTCTATTATAAATAGCTAATAATTTGTCGCAAGGATATGTGCCATAAATAATACCATTATTATTTAATGCCTCTGTTTCCAATAATTCATAAAAAGAATTCAACTCTTTATAATAAAGCATATTTTTAATTAAAAACACATTATGATTTTATGTCATTTTTTAAATTTGTATAAATATTTAAGAAAAAATAAAATAAATTGACATTAAAATTATGATTATTTTTTAACATCTTCCAAATATGTATATCAGCAACAATGGCGAAGTTTATGACGATGAAGAAATTGTTGGTTATGATGTCTATTATTATAATTCCATCTATGACCGCGATGGCGAAGAATACGTTTATGAAGATGAATACGACAATCTGGCGATAGCATTAGAAGATAAACTCCAAATTAGGAGCGTCTCGATTTCGATTTAAAAAAAAGCAGGAAAAAAAAGTTCATATTTTTGGACTTTTTTTTATTTAAACGCTATTTATATAAATATAAATGTAAAAATGATTTATTTGAATATTCCTTATAGTGATAGAAAAAAAGCTAAGAGTATGGGGGCATTATGGGATACGAAGGCGAAAAAATGGTATTGCGAGGAAGACAATCAATTGTGTTCTATGTATGATGTTTATAAAACTGATATTACAATTATAGGAGAAGATAGAATATTTGGAGGAAATAAATTATATATAGATATGATACCAAAAACAACCTATTTTAAAAATGTTCGATCTATTTTTAATGATTGTGATTGGAATTTGATTAGACATCATATTTACGAAAGAGCAAATAATCGCTGTGAATGTTGTGGAAGAAAAAGAAATAAATACTTAGATGCACATGAAAGATGGGAATTCAACGAAGAAACACAAACCCAGAAATTAGTGAGGATTATTGCACTTTGTAAATTATGTCATTCTGCGACACATTACGGACATTCAAAACGGCGAAAGAATATCGATAATATCGATAATCATATAAAAAAAATAAATAATTTTACAGATGAAGAATTAGAAAACCATATTAAAACGGCATATGAACTATGGACTAAAAGAAATAAAATTAAATGGAATTTGGATTTTTCCATAATAACAAATTCAGGATTTGAAATAAAAACCGGGTTTTATATGTCTTCACAAGCTGATAATTGAACTATATTTTTATAATTTTGTCTATAAAATACCATCCACAAAGAACAATTGCCAGCATTGCATATAATATGGTTACATTTACTCATTATTAATGTAATAGCAAAATAATATAAAGAATATTGATAATTGGTTTCTTTGAAAACCTTATTAACTGTTGTGTTTTTTTTGTAAATATGTCTTATTTCGTCATAGAATATAAGATTATTTGGGAATTCTTCTTTCATCTCATTAATAAAATTGGTTTCATCTGATTGAATTAAAAATTTAATATCTGGATTTTTTTCTAAAATTGATTTTCCATATTGAATATAATAATCAATTGAAGGTAATTCTATTTCAGTTGCTTTATCATTGCCTCTAAAAAACAAAACACATGTAGTATTATAATCTATTTTATATTTTTCTTCCATCATTGCAACAATCTCATATATATTTTGAGTTGGCGTAAAATATTTTGTTATAAATGGCAATAATCCTTCTAAATCTAATTTATCGAATTGTTTATATTGATACCATTCTTTAAATTCAATATCTCGAGTATATTCAATATTACCATAAACATTATTATAATGAATGAAATAATTAAATGTTAAATCTTCTTCTGGATCACTCTTATTACATTCAAAATATTTTTTAGTAATATAAACGGCCGGCAATTCTTTATATTTATTGAAGAATTCTATTAAGAAATGCAATCTAACAGAACAACAAGAAAAAAACCCGCCATCGTGTTGTGTTGTCAATTCCATTTAATTATTTTATCGGCTTTTAAACTTTATATAAAAGTACAGGCACGAAATTGAATAACATTTTCGGCATGTTCTCTATAAAACATTATCCATATAGAACAATTACCTGAATTACAAATAATATATTTACATTTACTCATTATTATTGTTATTGCTAAATAATTCATCGAATATTCAAAATTAGTTTCTTTGAAAACTTTATCAACTGTTGTTGTATCGTCTTGAATATGTCTTATTTCATCATTAAATATGATATGATTAGGAAATTCATTTGCCATTGTATTTATAAAATTGGTTTCATCTGACTGAATTAAAAATATTACATTAGGATATAAATTTAAAACATACTTACCATAATGAATATATTCTTCATATGATGGTAATTCTACTTCGCTTACTTTGTCATTTCCTCTAAAAAACAAAACACAAATATTATTATAATCTAAATTATATTTTTCTTCCATTGTTTTTATAATTTTCAAAATTTTATCAGATGGTGAAAAATATTTTCTTATAAATGGTATTGTTCCCTCAAAATCTAATTCATTATATTTTTTGAATTGAAACCATTCTTTATAATTAATTACTCTTTCATATTCAATAGTTTCAGGTATTCCATCATAATGTTTAAAATAATTGAATGTTATATCAATATTTGGTTTTTTTTTATACCATCCATAACAATCTTTACTATCAAAAACAACTGGCAATGCCTTATTTTCATGAAAATAATCAATTAAATAATGTAATCGCATTGTAGAACAAGAAAAAAACCCAAAATCATGCTTTATTACTAAAGTCATAATTTTGAATTTTTCTTTTTCCTACTTATTTTTTAATGGGTTTTAATCGCGCCCAAGCAAAATATAAGTCCCCAGATTGCAATAGAAATCAACACACCCTTGCCAAACTCAGCATGATACTCTCCAATACAATTATTTCTAATTGTGTTAAACTCGGTAAAATTAACGAGATTACAACAATTCGAATTTTTGTTTTTAAAGCATTCATAAACCTCTGTGTTGTTTGTTGCAAGAAATGCACGATAATTACAATTGGCTGCAATTGATTTTTCCATATTTCTCACATAATTGCGAGCCATATGAGTAGAGCGAGATTCAATTTCTGTTATGAATGTCACAGAAATCAAAGCAATAAAGATCACTTCACGCAACATTGCTGACTGATGAATAATTATAATTAAAACCTAATATCAAATTTTTATTTTTATACAATTAAATTAAAACAAATAATTATGTATAGATTTATAAGCAAATTTAAATAAAACTGATTTTTAGTTTTAACTAAAATAATTAAGCAAAAGCTTCAAAACAAGATGCCCGAATTTGTTGAGGTGTTTATTGAAATGGATGACAATACCTATATTTATGGTGATAATACTTTTGAAATCGAGGTGGTAAATGGCGAAATGGTCGAACCATATTTATTGGTTCATGACAACAAACTCGTCAAATTCTACAAATCTCAAAATTACTTCGCTATTTATAACATGGATTTGATATTGATCGAATTGATTTTCGTTTCAACTTGTTGGGCGGATGATTTCACGGCCTATAAAGTCAATGAAATCGGGATTGGTTATGAAGTCACGAAAGTCTATCACGGCAGAATGACTGAAAAAAATAAAAATTGCAATGTCGATTTGAACCACATCATCGAGACAATTTGAAAGAAAGGACGGAAAAAATAAACAAAATTCATTTTTGTTTATTATAAATTCTTTTTGTCATCCATAAATAATTATTATTATTGGATGTTTCATAATCTTTTTTTATTTTCATTATAATAATATTTTTGAATTTAATTTCACCATTATAATAATATAAATACGCGGTTAATTTATGTTCTGTAAATAACCTTCCTAATAATCCAGAACCAGTTGGAAAAGATACATCAATACCATAATAATTATTGGCAACGTTTTTAACGATTTCATTGATAGCAATGACAAAAATAGGATTATTAATTTTAGTAATTATAAAATCAGTATTAATCAATAGTTTGTTATAATAATAATTTTTATTATTAACAAAAAAATTATAATCAATCATATCAATCAATTTTATATGATCTTCATATTTATCATCAATATAAATACCACCATATTTATATAAAATGCAGTATTTCCAAAGATCTAATTTATATTCAAGAGGTATTAATGATTTATAAGCATTATATATAGAACTAGAATAATTATTATAAATAAAATTATCGCAATCTTTTTCATCAAAATAAAAATAATTAAATTCTGGATTATTTATTCTTATGTTATGAGAAATTGAATTTTTATTTATACCTGCTTGAAAAATATTTAAAGGTACTTTAGTATAAATGCCAAAAGTTATCATTATTATAACTTTTGGCATTTTTTTTGTTTTTAATACATATTGACGGCGATGAAATCATAAACGTCATTCCAAGTTCGAATGAAATATTTACGATCATTATAAATAATTTGATGAAAATCTTTCAAATTTGCGTAATTGATGTTATCTTCAAACTTTTCATAAGTATCCAATAACATCATTACGTTTTTTGAATTGAAATCAATCAAATTATAATGATTTAAAATCTCTTCCTTTTGAATAAATCTTTCGCTGAAATTTGCGAAATCTTTCACCATAATGAAATAAGACGCAACACCACTAACAAGATAATAGTTATCAGCATATTTATACAAACAACCTTCCATAGTCGTATTTAAATTAAATAATAAAAAAAATCATTTTTTATTATTTTTACTTCAAAATCTCTATATTTTTATTAATCGAAAGTCATATAGAACTCTTCATCGCCACAATCTCCCCAACTAAGAGCAATTGCTTTAGCAATCTCTGCGTCTTCATTTTTAACAACCGACGCCCAACTCTTTGCTGAACTTTGGATAACTTCTTTGACTTCTTCTTTGACTTCTTTTTCGCCAACTTCTAAAAGTGCAAACAAATTACGCATATCAAATCGCGGTTCATCGGGTTTTGTATTTGATGTTTTCGCAACTTGGGAAGGTTCAGGACATATTTTATTGAATTTATAGGAAACAATCAATTTTTCTCTGTCAGCGAATGAAAGACGATGTTTATAACCGCAATTTTCTTTTTCACACAATTGTCCGAAAGTGCAATTCTTCTTACGCATATCCATATTAGGTTCATTAATATTTTTTTTTGAAATAGCATCATAGAACCGTTTGACAATCTTTCGTTCTTTGTATGAAATAAAATGATCGTATTTACAATCACTATTCATGCAAATGCAGTTTAAATTGCAATTAGTAGCCATCGTTATAAATTAAAAATACAAATAATATTAAATCATTTTTTATTATTCTTATTTTAAAAAAATAACATTTTTTTATAATTTGTATGGAATTCTATTAATAATTTTGCTATTTGCAGGTAAAGAAGTTAAAAAATTTCCATCTGTATATTTTATAAGCAATTCTAAAATATCATTAATTAATATAGGCATTTTTTTAACATCATAAATATTATTGTATTTATTTGAAATTATTTTAAACATGATATTAATATCGCCTAAGTTTAATTTACTAAATTTAATAAAATTGGCTAAAGTTTTGATATAATCAAAATTGATTGCTACTTTTTTAGAATAAATGAATGCTTCGCTTTTTGGATAACTAATTTTTTTATAAGGAACTATTAAACCAAAATCCCAAATAATCCACATATAACCAATATTTTCAATATAATAATCTTCATCATTAATTTTATAATGAAAATAACCGCCTGGTTTAGTTTTATGATATAATAAATTACCATAATGTGTATCAGTGTGAAACGCTTGAATATATTTATTAAAAAACATAATAGCCATAAATAATTGGGCTATTGCATTTAATATTATTTTTGTTGTATATTGTTTTGATGCTAATAATTGTTTTAAACTATTATCTTCTAATTCATTAAAAGTAAATAATAATTTTTTATAATATAAATTTTCTAACATTAATTTATTTTGTTCTTTAAAATAATTGTCACATTGTAAAACACCATAACAAATAGGAAAATGCGGACATACTTTATATTTTACATTTAATTCAGTTAAACGTTTTAATACCTCGGCTTCTATAATATTATATCTTTTAGAACTATCAACAACTTTAGTTACAAATGTTGAAATTTTGCCATTTGGATGTTTGAAATGAGATAAAAACACAGCTCCGTATTTACTATTATCACCAATTCGTTTATCTAAAATAATACCATTGCCTATTGAAATTATATCATTGTTAAATTTAAAACAATTATTTGGATCGTATTTAGTTTGACTAGTTATATATTTATGGATCGGTTTATAATATGCTAATCTATTTGTTAAGCTAAATTTTTTAGATAAAGTAGTAGTAGTAAGCTTAATATCATTACTAGTAGAAGGTTTTATAGTATCTGTTACAATTTTAAAAAATAAATCCATTATTCTATAATATAAGGAGTTTTATTTATAATTATTGCATCAGTTGGTTTATTTATTAATAAATGTTGTGGAAAAGTCGCATTAACAAATTTGAATAAATGACTATAAAATGCATATTGTATATTGCTATCAGTTATAGTAGTTTTAAAACCTATTATTAGATTTTTCATAAAATCTACTATATGAGTTAATTCTGGATATCCTGCATCATGTTTAATAAACGATTTAATAAATTTTGTGAAATCATATAACAAAGTATTTTTATTCAATTCTCTCACTAATCCAAAATCATTAATAACAATTAAATAGCCTATATTCTCAAGATAATAATCTTTATTATAAATTCTATAGTGATAATAACCACCAGGATTTATTATATGACATAAAAAATTATTTCCATGGGTGTCTCTATGTGCCATATTCATATATTTTTGAAAAAATACGATTGATATAAATGATTGTATTATGATATTAATATTAAGTGTGTTATTATATCGACTAATAATTCTTGCGAATGTTTTATTAGAAGCATATTCATTTATTTGTAAATAAATATTAGGTTTTTCGAGAAAATTAGTACTTTCACTACTACTATAAAATAATTTCGAGTTTTCGTCTAAAATTCGAGATGATTGTGCTGAACTTGGAATAGAATTAGACGAAGAACCCGCTCTATTATATTTATTACATATTAAATATCCATATGAAATAGGAAAATGAGGACATACTTTTTTAATTACTAATTGTGTTAAATTAGAAAGAATATCTATTTCTAATTTATTTGCTGATGTTATCTCGCAGATTTTAACAACTATTTCAAATTGTTTTCCATATTCTCGTTCAGTTATTTGTTTTGGTCTAAAATATGCTTTATAAACAACTCCATATGAACCTTTACCCAATCGTTTATTTAAAATGATATTACTACCTACGCTATATTGTATTTCATTATCGCTGAGTTTATAAAATTTTACACAATTATTTTTATGTTTTAATTTTATTTTATCAATATAATTTTTAACAATTAAATAATAATTTATTCTAGTATCAATATCAGCAGATACGCGATTTTTTAAAATACATAATTGTTCGAATTTTCTATATGTCGGGCCATTCTCTTTTATTGGTTTATTTGTCATAGGATTTATTTTTTTATTTTTTAACCATTTATCGCAAATATTGGTATTCATTATTCTATAATATAAGGAGTTTTATTTATAATATCGGTTGGTTTATCAGTTGTGAAATCATCACTAAATGTTTTATGCATAAAATTAATGACATCGTTTAACCTACTATTTTTTATATTTAATATCTTAGCTAAATTTATAAAGAAATTGTTAATGTTAGTATTAAATAATTTATGTTCTTCATAAGGAATAATATTTTTAATCATAAAATTAGTAAAAAATAGCAAGTCGTGTTTTATTGAAGTTAATGCTGAAGCTAACCCAAAATCATTAATAACCCACAAATAACCAATATTTTTTATATAATAATCAACACCAAATAATTTATAATGAAAATATCCACCTTCCTTAATTTTGATATAAAGAAAATTATTAATATGGGTGTCGTTATGATTATATTTAGCATATTTATTAAAAAACATCATTGACATAAATATTTGCATAAACGCGTTTTGCATTATTTTATTTAAATTTTTTTTATCATTATCATACAAATCAACGATAAGCGATGATAAAGTATTGGTTGCCAATTCGTTTATAATAAAATACGCATTATTAACATATGAATATCATTGAAAATATTTTTCTTATTTTTACATGTTAGATAGCCATAAGAAAATAAAAAATGCGGGCATTTCATATCAATTAACAATTTATTTATTTTTTTTCCTATTTTAATTTCTTTCTTATTTTTTTTAGTTATTTCACAAATCTTAACAGCAAATTTTAATAGTTTATTTAAATCTTTTTTTTGTATTGTTGATATTGGTTTATAATAACCTTTATAAACAATACCATATCTACCTGGATTACCTAATTGATTATCTAAAACAATACGATTGCCTAAATATAATTCATTATCTACTTTTTTTACACAATTATATTTTAATTCTGCTCTAATTTTATTTATATAATTATTCATAATTACAAAATAATTAATTCGGTCGATAATGTCTTTACTTACTCGTTTAATAATAGGATTAAAAATATTGAATATTTGTTTTCCATAACATAATTTTGAAAATTTATTATAATCGTTGCCATTTAATTTAATTCTACCTTTTGTTATTGGGTTTGTAGTTTTATTAGTTATCCATTTTTTACAAATAACTGTTTTTGCATCAGTTTTAGTATCATTACATAATTTAGATATATATTCATATGATATACCATTTAATTTAATTTTATGATTATTTATAGGATTTATAGTTTTATTAAGGAACCATTTTTCGCACAATTCTGCATCTTTCATATTTTTCTATTCACTACTATTAAATATGAAAAAATATATTTTTATAATTGATTTAGATAATACATTGATCGGAAATTGTGAATATCAAATGAATTTATATATACAGCACAATTTAATTAAAAAATGTAAAGGACCTAATATTAATATAACAAAGGTTCTTTCACCTTATTATAATCAAAATAATAAATTGTTACGCCCTTATTTTATTTATTTTATTCATAAAATGAAAGCATTATATAATAACAACGTTTTGTTTTATATTTATACTGCATCTACTAAAGCGTGGGCTAATACAGAAATAAAAATAATTGAAAAAGAAAATAATATTAAATTTAATAGACCTATTTTCACGAGAGCCGATTGTTTTTGTAATGAAAATTGTAATAATGGTTTTAAAAAATCGATAGCCAGAATAATGCCAAAGCTAAAATCAGTAAAAGACAGCGAAATTATTATTATAGATGATTCAAATGTTTTTATTGATTATAATGAATATCATATTAAATGTAATTCATATGAATTTATGTTATTCAGTGATAATAATTTTTATTTATCGTCTATATATAATGATGAATTGGTAAAAAATATGAGTTGTCCCTATAGTCATACCGACTGTAGTATAAAAAACAAAATAAAATTATATAAATGGTTATATAAAACTGCAATTAATATTAATAAATTCAATGAAAAATATAAATTCGATAAATTCTGGTTAAATTTGGCAAATGCGATCGAAGCCAATAAAATAACAAATTATACTCCAGATATTATTAAACAATTAACTAAAATTGCTAATTATAATAATTAACCATTGGCATATATGCCTGATAACTATTGCAATAACTAGATTTATAAATATAAAAGAACCAATAGAAAGGTCCAGTGAATAACGCTAATAAAAATCCTGCAACTTTATCACCTGATGATGAATTATAGAACATACAACCAAAAGAAGCTAAGAATGCTAATATACCACCTACAAACCACACTACAACAAATAATATTACCCAAAGTACATATAATATAGAAAAGAAGCCAAAAAATACACCTCCTGCTACACCTCCGGCTACTGCTCCCGCGGATATTGTTGTTTCAGTTGTTTTAGTTTCAAAACCTTCATTTCTTGTTATTTCTGCCATATAGTTAATTATTAATCTATTATAATAAAATATTAAATTTTTACAGTTAAAAAATAATATACACACATTAAATAAGCATCGCAAATATCATCTTTTTTTTTATTCGATTTTATGATATCAATAATTTTATTATCTATAAATTTATCGCATGTTGTCAATAAATGTAATGTAAAATTTATTGAATCGATTTTATTTTGTTTATATTTAGATGATGCTGGAGTATTATCAGTTTCCATATAATCTGACATTAATTTTAATTTATGTTTAGGAGAAATATAAATAGTTGTAATATCTAAATTTTGATGTTTTGATAAAACTTTAAAATAAGTATTTATACAAGTTTGTATAGTTCGCATAATTGATGTCATTTGGCATTCAATTAATATTATTAATGATTCGTTAATATCAATTGAACTATCGCTCATAATATCGTCTAAAAATTCGATGGTATTGTCGATAATATTTTGAATATTGGTTTTATTTGAATTTAAATCTATTTTAGCTAAAGTTACAATTTTAAATTCATTATTATCAGTTATATTTGCTAAACAATAGGCCATATTTGTAATACCGATATCAAAAGATAATAATTGTTTCATATTATTATAATATAATGAAAACTTTATTTATATTTAGACGTGATTTGCGAACATTCGATAACACTACTTTAAATAAATTAATTGAAAAATATCCTAAAACAGAAATAATACCAATTTTTATATTTAACAAAAAACAAATAGAAGAAACAGAAAATAAATATTATTCTAAAAATGCCGTTCAGTTTTTATTTGAAAGTCTTGATGAACTTGATTTTCTCAATTTCTTTTATACCTCAACAAATGATATAGTTATTATAGAAGCTCTTTATAATAAATATAAATTTGATAATATAGCTTTTAATATCGATTATACGCCATTTGCTATAAAAAGAGATAATGAAATTAGAATTTGGGCTTCTAAAAACAAAATAGAATTAATAACTTTTGAAGATTATACGCTCCATAATATAGGCGAAATAGCAAAAGACAATAAACAACCTTATCAAAAATTTACACCATTTTATAATAAAAGTATTATTAAAAAACCGCGGTCATTATTCACAAGAACTAAATTTAATTTTATTACAGATACTAAACAATCATTAAATAAATATAATTTCTTGCGTCCCGATGAAAATAAAATGATATCGGTAAATGGAGGCCGTAAAAATGCATTAGAAATTCTGGCAAAATTAAAAAAAGGTATATTTGACAATTATGAAAAGGATAGAGATTATCCTTTTTTAGATAAAACAACTAAATTAAGTGCTTATATTAAATTCGGTTGTGTTAGTATTAGAGAAATTTATTATAATTTACATGTAACCCATGGCATAATTAGAGAATTATTTTGGCACGATTTTTATGCAACCATTACTTATTATTATCCATATATATTTGGTAAATCATTTATACAAAAATATGATGTTGTCAAATGGCACAATAACGAAGAATTATTAAATAAATGGAAACAAGGAATTACGGGTTTCCCGATTGTAGATGCCGCAATGAGACAATTAAATACAATAGGTTGGATGCATAACCGTTGTAGAATGATTGTAGCTTCTTTTTTAGTTAAAAATTTATTAATAGACTGGAGAAAAGGTGAAGAATATTTTGCTAAATCATTGGTTGATTATGATCCGTCCTCAAATAATGGTGGGTGGCAGTGGTGTGCATCGACTGGTACAGATAGCCAACCATATTTTCGCATATTTTCACCATCATTACAAATGAAAAAATACGATCCTGAATGCATATTTATAAAAAAATGGGTAACAGAATTAAAAAATATTGATAATAAAATTATTCTAAATTGGGAAACTAAACAATACGATCATATTAATTATCCTAAACCTATTATTAATACTAAAACAACCTCCGCTTTATTTATAAAGACATTTAAGGATATTTAGGAAATATTCTTAAGTGCTTTTATAAGATTTGGAAGGGTTATAAACGAACATTCATTTTTGATAGAAGATTTATCACAATAAGTTTTATAAGATTTATAGATATCAAATATCAATTCTTTTATATTTTCAAAATTTTCTTCATATTTCAATTTGTATTTATCTATAATTATTTGTAATTCGTCATTTGTAGTATTTACATCAATTTTAGAAACTGTTTCATAAGGTATATTTTCATATTTAATAAAATTAATAACAATGATGTCTTTTAAATAATTGTAAGTTTCTATATCTAATATTTCGTTTTTTAATTGTTCTTTATCTATATAATCAATATCATTCTCTATCGCTAATTCTAATAACTTACTCTTACATATCTTATCTAAATTTTGACATAACAAACCCTTTTTTAAATAATGTATTTTAATACTATGAATTAAATCTAATCTTGTTAATTTTGTTTTTTCTGTCATTTATTTAATTTAAATTTAAAACATAAATCATTTTTTTTAATTATGATAAGTTTATTTATAATTAAAAAAAAATGGCTGATATTGATTTTAAAACTCTTTCCCTTGATGAATTAATCGAATATTGAAGATAATTTTCAAAAAGGTTTAGCGAATAAATCTTTAGATGTTAAAGAGTTTAATAAAATTAAAATCCCAGTTCCGTCTTTAGAACAACAAGAAGAATTAAACACGACCTTCGAGAAAATAGAAAAAGATAATAATTATATTATCGATAATCTCGATAATATAAAAAAATAAATAAGTTTCTTTTTTTTTGTAAAATTATAAAAAAATGAATAAACCATTTTTATAATTTAATTACATTACAACAATGTCAGAACATAATGAAAAGTTCTTTGAGAATGAAAACGGCGTTTATTTCAAAACTGGGTATCCTTCCCAATGGTTTGGTTCGCGTTTCATGATTGATGGCTTGGAATACAATTGTTGCGAACAATACATGATGTCACAAAAAGCGGCTTTATTTGAAGACTTTGAAACACACGCTAAAATTATGATGGCAACTGAACCGAAAGAACAAAAATCTCTCGGCCGGCTTGTTAAGAATTTTGACGAAAATAAATGGAATGAAGTTGCCGACGATATTGTCTATCGAGCTAATCTCGCCAAATTCTCGCAAAATCCCGAATTGAAGCAGAAGTTGTTAGATACCACCGATAAAATTATTGTCGAGTGTTCTCCATATGATTCGATCTGGGGTAATGGCCTGAATATCTCTGATACTCTCAATACTCTTGCTGAAAATTGGAAGGGGACAAACAGATTGGGAAAAGCAATTATGCGAGTTCGTGCAACTCTGCGTGAATGCTAAAAAAAAGAATTGTTTCAAAAAAGTTCAATGTTTTGGACTTTTAATTTAGTCGTGGCCTTCTACGGTTCCTTCTGTTTCTGCTTCTTCTACAACAGGTTCTTTATTTTCCGCTTTTCTTTTATTCCAATTGGCTGTTGCTTGTCTCATTCTGTCTTTTGGGCTTGCTCCTTCGCTCTTTAATAGTTCCATTTGTTCTTTGATAAACAAATTATAAGCTGATGGAGCTTTTTTGACTTTATCAGCTCCATCTGCTGATTTCTTATTACCATTTGATTTATATGCACTCTTAAGCAGAGTTGTAAGTTCTACAAGAGTATAGGATTTTTCAGTATCGACAGCTGAGGTGAAGTTATTGAGAATTAGTTGGGTGTTTGTCATTTTAGATTATAATATTATCAAATGTTTATATCGATTTCGAAAAAAAAATGATTTAAACGATAAAAAAATAATTATTTAAATTAAAATGGATAATAGTAATAAAGGCGGTTATATTTCTTTTCAAGATCTCTCTCCTATCGTTTTGACTAAACATAAGAAAAATAACAATAATAATATTACTAAATCAAAATCATCTTCTAATATTCATCTGCATAAACCTGTTTTTGATGAAGATGGCGAAATTGCAAAAGTTGTTAAATATACACAATCACAAATAGATGCTATTATTGTTGCTAGAAACGCACAAAACTTAAATCAGTTACAATTAGCACAAAAAATTAGAGGTGATTTGAAAGCTGGTTATATTGCAAATATTGAAAATGGTAAAACTCCATATAATCAAGTAGCTTATAGAAGAATTTGTAAAGTTCTCAACATTAAACCCGTAATTTAATTAAATCTATTTCAGTTTTCAATTCTTTTATTGCTTCTATTATTAAACCTGCCAAATTACCATATGCTATACTATAATATCCGTTTGTATCTGTTGATATCGCTTCAGGTAATACTTCTTTAACTTCTTGTGCTATCAATCCAGTTTTTTTATTTTCATCATTATTTAATTTATATGTAATACCATTTAATGTCATTAGTTTTTCTAGAGCATTTTCTATTTTTTTTATATCAGTCTTTAGACGTTTGTCAGAAGATTCGGTAAATGTTCCATTTGTATGAATAACAAAATTAGTACCTATATAACTAATTGTTAAAGCTTCTTGATATAATGTCTTACCATCTATAAAATAATTATTATTATAAGGTATTGTTGTTAAATCTTTCCAAATACCAAATACACCATTTGAATTACCAACTCTAAAAATAGAATTAATATTATTAAATGCTCCTATCTGTGTTACTTTGCTTATAAAATGTGCGTAAGAGTTTGAACTAGATGAATTTAATGTCAATAAATTGTCATTTCCATCATAATTATTTATTTGAAATATATTATTATTTATTTCATTAATATTATTACCGTTGATTAAAACACCACCTCTATAATAATCATTTATGCCAATGCCTGGATTTAAAATAATGTTTTTTGAATGTAATTCTAAATTGGCAGTTGATGAAATATTATTCATCAATGATAAGATATTATCATATAATGATATACCATCTGCATTATAAATATCACCTTTCAAATATAAATTGTTTGTTTCTATATTTCCTGTTGTTGTTAAAGTACCAATTGAACTTATATTCAATAATTTATTTTCATTCAAATAAAGTTCATAATCATCAGTATAACTATAAATATTATGACTATTATTATAAATATTTACATGTTTTATTATTGGTTTTTTAGCATTTATATTAATATATTCTAATGGTATTCTCGTTTGGTCTGTTAGATCATTATTAGCGAAATATAAATCATAATAATCTGTTATTGTTATATTAATAGGGATGTCATATATTAATTCAAATATACCAACATTATAATTTATTAATTTATCTTCTGAAAGGTGATATTGATGTTTTACTATAGCCGGCGTAAATGTTTTTAAATAATTTAATGTATTCGAAATAGTAACAGAATTATTATTTGTTACTGTAGATATTATTGTATTTGTAGGACTTCCATTATATAAACTAGTTGGAACTATATTTTCATGCCTACATAACTTATAATTATATCTAGTCAAAGTTAAATTTAATGTTTCTATTTCAAATGATTTATATTTATTATATGTAATGTTATTTCTAACTTTAATATTAGTGCCAATTACATAATCAATTGATATAGTTACATAATCACCTGCAGGAAGACTTAATTGTTTCATTTTAGTATCGAGTAAATAATCATATGGTTGAACTTCCAAAACTGGTAAAGATGCTACAAAAAAATCAGTTATACTTTTATTTGTAGGAGTTATATAAGTTATTGTATATAAACTACTACCAAACATTTGTGTATGTGTGTGAGTATTAAAATCATTGATTGTATATGATAATTTAGGATCATTTAAATTTATTTTTGGCAATAGATTGACAATATTCGATGTGTCTGTTTTTGTAAATGTAAAAGGGTTTGCTTCATTAATATTATTATAACTAACTACGACATTCGATAAAACATAATTTATAGGATCTAAAACAACATTACAGCTTATTTCAAAAGTCGTTTTAGAAATGTCATATGTATCTGTATTTGGATTTTTTATATAAGTTATACCGCTTGGTGTATATTCTACAATTAATGATTGAGATAATGTCGAATTTATTATTTTTGTAGGTGATATATCATAAGTATTTTTTAATTCTAATGCTGATTTATTTGTAAAACTGTTTATTGTGACTGTTGAATCGTTAGAATTAGTATTAACTGAAATACCATTCGAATTTATATTAATTATAGAACTTGTATTATAAATAAAATTTAGTTTATTTGAAGCCGATAGCGTCCATTTATTCGTATTGTTACATAAAATTAATGATGCTGGATTATCAGATGAATTTGTCAATTTTAATAAATAATTGGCGGTGTTTTCGTTAATATGAACGACTGCATCTTGAACTATACAATTATAATTACTATCATAAAAATTACCACCTCCAATATTAAAAATATTATTAATATAATTTGTATAAACACTAAAATATGGATTGTTTAAATTCTGTTTTCTTACTATTTCAAATATAGAATTATTTGAATTTGCATTTACCAAATCTACATTATCACGTCTATAAATATGTGATAATTTCAATGATACTCCGTCAAACATCGAATTATGATAATCGGCTATTGATGTATCAACCAAATTAATATCTATGGCAGATGAAGTTTTCAAAGCCAATGAATTTTCTGTGGATGATATAAATTTATTAGCCTTTACATTAAAACTACAAGAACAACTATTTGGATTATAATTATAAATATATGCAGATGATGCTGTTATTTGTTCGTCTAAATTTTCTATCCATCTCGAATAGTCATTTGCATGACCTATTAATAAAGATTTTGTTGGCAATAATTTAATATTATTACCTATTATCAATACATCTGTATTTTGACCTTCTTCTGTATTTATTGGCGTCTCTGTAGGTATTAAGGCATTTAAGGAATATGAAACGCTGGCAAATAGAACAATTTGACGCGAGATAATAGCCCAAGATCTATTTAAATAAGTATTTGCATATTCAGTCATAGAATTTAATAGAGGTAAAATAGATAATGATGATAATATATAAATTCCTATATGATCGGTTATTGTTGCTACAACTTGAGAAGCCGCATTTGCGAAATCAAAACTTTTATTTATAAAATTGACATATTTATTAGTAATATGTAAAATTAATTCTAATAATAATGAAGATTGATTAGAAAAATCAGACAAATTTGTTGCATCTGCATTTAATTCTATTAAGAGACTAACACAATATTCAGCCATATTCATTAATTTTTGATGAGCATCTGTTAAATATTCTTCGATTATATAATTACTAAACAGGGTTTCAAGATTTGATTTATAATTAATATATACATCTTTTTCGGTATTAATAAAACTTTTGATTTTATTTATTCCGCTTCCTATTTCCTGTAAATTTTGATAATAATCTAATTTCTCATTATAATCAGGATCATATCTTGATATATCATAATCTAAATTACTGGCAATTGTTTTATTCGATACTGATTTGTCTAAATAAGTCTGTAGATTGGTAGTTATAGAATTGTTTAATTTAGTCGATGCCAATACAATCTTCTCTGTTGTCGTTGAATTATAAATATCTTTTGATATAGTAATTTTCGCATATAAATCATCATAATTATTAACAATTTTATCTGCTATATTTGATGATGCAATTAAAATATTAGAGGCATTAATATAATTACTAAAAACTAAATTATCTATTGTCACAGTATTTTTTATAATATTCAAATTAGAACAAGTTCTATAAATTTGTGAAGAATAATCATAATCTGTGTGTGCCTTTATAATATCTGTTGTTATATTTGTGCTGATAACATTAAGAATATTAGAATAATTTGAAGTGTTAATATAAATATTCGATGATATTATTTGATTACAATAATTTATATTATTAATATTGTCAATATCACTTATAAATAATTTATCATAATATATATTCGAAAAATTTATATTACTATTAGAAGCCGTAATATAATTATTATAAGCAGTTGTAGAAAATCTCTCTGAGATTGTTACATATGGTGTTATAGCTGTTTTAACTATATTTAAAGTATTATAAATATCTGTAGAAATTGTATATAAATTTGATGAATAATTTAAATTACTTTGAGTATTATCTTTAACTATATTATTGGTTGTCGAACCTGCTCCAGCATGATATATATAATAATTGGTATTGTTATTATCATTATAAGTTTCGTCATTTCTCAAATAAACGTATCTCGAATAAATATTAGAGTTTATTAAATAACCTGTTACAATATTGGAATATGCGATTGATGTAGATGTAACATCCGTATTTAAATTGCTTGCATTAATAATAATCGTATTGGCATTTTCAGCATTACTTAAATAACTACCAGAAGATAATGATAATGTTTTATAAATTTTTGATGCCAGATCTAAATTAGATTTAGAGACATTTAAATTTATAGTTGATACATTTTTTATAGGTGTAATTATATTATAAGTTAAATTAGAATAATTGGCATTATAAGTAGTTAGATTATTACTATTAAGATAAATATTATTTGAATTGTATATAGAATTAGAATAATTAGAATTTAAAATATCAATATAATCAGTTATATCTATTGTTGATGATGAGATTGTATTATAATAATTTAATATTGTCGTATAAACATTCGACATAGAAATCATGGTATTTGATGCAGCTGTTAAATAACTTTGGTTGAATGGCGAAACAGTAATTAAATTATTGTAATTATTTGCATTGCTAAGAGTATTCAAAGAATTTGAGAATATATTTGAACCTAGTTTTGTTATTATATTTATATCATCATTATAATTAATAGAATTATATGAAGTTGTTATTGTATTCATATTAACCAATGATAAATTGCTATTGGTTGTTGTTTGAGAATTAAAAGAAGTTATTGTTTTTGTTTTAATATTTCTAATTGATTCATAAATATTGCTAGAAATCAAATAATTACTGTGTGCATAGTTTTTATTAGTTTGAGCGCTTGTTATTAAATATGTGGTTGTTATTATAATACCTGATGTATCTGTATTTTGTTGTATATAACTCAAATAATTATTATGATTATTTGTTGCATTGGTTGTTATTTCTGTTTTTAGACTATCATTATAAATAATAGTATTATTAATATTAGAATAAGTAATTATATTTAAATTCAAATTAGAATTCAATAAATAGATATTAGAACTTATAGTATAATTTGATAATGAATTTGTAATATTCAATGGCACATTTAAATTAAGTTTGTCGTCGGCTATATTATTATTAATAAAAGAAGCTAGATTTGAATTCTTGAAAGAAATATTTTTAGGATGATTGGAAGATAATACAGTATCAAAATAATAAACATTATTACCTAATGAATAAATTTTTGTTATTATCTTTTCAACAGGATTGGGCGAAAATAAGATATTATTATCATTAAATTTATAATTTCCTTTGATATTAATTGACCCGTCTAAATCTAAATCACCACTAATTCTAACATTACCATATATTCGAACGGTCTCTTTATTATTAGTAAAATCATCTGCAGAATTATAGGTAATGGGATTATTGATATCAACATAATATTTTGAATTGTCATAATATAAATTGATACAAGAATTAGACGGTTTATAGCTATTTTTCATATAACCTATTTGGAGTGGTCCTGTAAAATTAAAATCATCTGTTATATGATTTTTATAAATATACCATTTGTTTTTATTTACCATACTCAAATTTGTTGAATCGTCGCAAAATTCTAATCCAGAATATTTAGAATTATCAAGAGAACGATAAAAACTTATAACACTGTTATTGATTTTATTGTTATTTCTTGAATTATTTTTTATTTGCAATGACATTGTTATATTTTGATTGTTTGTTATTGTTCCAATTCCTATATTTGTATTATCAATTATTGCATCTGTTGTTGAACCGTTTAAATATTTTATAGAACATATTTTATTATTACTCTCATAATAACCATCATAAGAATTGATACCGCCTTTAATATTTAATTTTTGTGGATTTGTTATAATATCACTTTCAGTGATATTAATATTTAAATTATTTATGTTATTGTAATTATTATAAATAATTGGAAGCTTACATTCATAATTATTATTAACGGTTCTTACATAATATTTAGTTGCTATAATATCTCCAATAATATCTAAAGTTTTTTCAGGTGTTATTGTATTTATTCCTATTTTGTTATTTTCCATTATTGCTAAATTTGGAATAGTTGATTTTAATGTTGCCTTGTTTTTTCCGGCATAAAAATAAATATTATTCCAGGATGTATTGTATTGAGTTAATATTATTAAAGAATTGTCTATTTCATTTTGTAAGAGATTTAAAGGATAATGGCCTATATATGCGGTTGAACCATATGGGGTTATTGTGGTATCATTTAATAATATTTCAAATTTTTGTTTTTGACTATCCCTGAATTTATAAATATTTAGTATTTCACTATTATAATTTAAATCAGTAATTCCTGTTGTTTTTCCACCAATATTTAAATAATTTGTAACTGTCGAATTGGCTATTTCTCCTGCTATTGTGGTATTTCCCAATAAAGAAATATTAGTTCCGTTTATTAATAAATTGTCAGTAATATTTAAAATTTTTGTTGTTATGCGTTCAGAACAACTTATATAATTGAAATATGATTCATTATAAAAATTGCATGGTTTGTTAAAATCACAATAACCATCAGTTCCAACAATTTCTAAATTACTATTAACTGTTAATAATCCAGTTGTCAAATTATTTGTATTTATATTATTAGTTATTTCTGCGTCTCCATAAATTTTTAATTTATAATTACTAGAATTAGTACCAATATATACATTTGAATTAAATATAAATTCTGTTTTGTTAAAGTTTCCGCCTAATATTTGATTTGCTTGTAATGTTAAACCTCCTGCTTTTCCTTGTCTAATATAAATACTATCTAAATTTACCGGTTTTTGTGATATGTAATCATACATAAGAATGTTATCAGCATACATAGAACCATTTATAAACAATTTAGGGTATTCAGTAATCGGCGTAGAAAAATTAGTACTTATATTTGAATATTTATTATATGTTATTTGAGAAGGTATAGTATCCCTATTTATAATAACAGATCCATTCACATCTATTGCTAATGATGGATATGTATTACTGTTATAATTTGGAATTTCCCTATAATCGTTATATAAATTGTTTATTTCTGTTTTTAATTTACTTACGTTAAAATGTAAAGGCATATTTGGAGATGTTATAATATGTGCTGGAGATATATCGATATTACCTATAATACCCATACTAAAATTAGTGGGTTCTAAATCATTCGTCAAATCATTATTTTGAATTATAAATTGAATATTATTGGCATTATTATTACAATGTCTATATATTTTTAATGGATTTAAATTGCTATTTGAAATATCTTCATTGCCAATAATAACATTATGAGTAGTATAAATATTATTTTCTAAATAATTTTTCACATGATAAAATAATAAATGTGATGATATCCTATTTAAAACTTGATTAAAAGTTGCTAAATTTGTATTTAAAGATAATTCATTATCCAAAATGATATTTTCGGCATGTATTGAACCAGAACATTGAATATTTCCTGATACAATTAATGAATTATTGGGTTGTAAATAAACATTACTTCTATGGGTATTAATACCAACTCCTTTTTCTGTAACAAAAAGATTATGAATATGATTTAAATTATTATTATCTGTTGTGACATCATGATATAAATTTGGAACATCACCAACAGCTAAATAAGTTTTTAAATAATTATCTTTTGTTAAATCTAAATTGGTAATGTCATTTAAACCAATACCAATCGAATCAATTTGAACTCGTTTATAATCCATCTATATATAATTAATTTTTAATAATTGTTTTATATATATGAATATTATAAAGTTTGTTTTATTATTGATATTTATAATAACTTTGCAATATTATTATACAATACCATTAAGAATAAAAAAAAATTATACTAGAACTTATGAAATTAATAAATAAAAATTTAAGCACCAGAAGCTGCTGGCGGAGCTTCAATTGCAGGCTGAGTTTCAACTGGTTGTTCTGGTTGTTCTGGTTGTTCTTCTATATTATTGTGTTTTAGTAATTTCTTTATTGCTTTTTCGATTCTTTGAAGGTTTTTATTTACTTCTTTTAATTCATATTCATTAACAACTTCGTTAATTGATGCACGATAGGTATATTGCAATAGATGTCTCATAAACGGAATAATATCCCTAATTTTTTCATTATGATTCAAATATTTGTTTAAAGAATATGGATCAATATTCATCAAATCTTGTTTATGTATTTTATAATTTATTAATTTTTTTTTTAATTCGGCATTTAAATAATCTTTCATATCTGAATATTGTATTTGAGAGGGAGTTTGCATTATTCTATTTTATAACAACTTTATTTTTTTATGATATTGCTAAACCATAATATATTAATGCTTCCTTGCTTACATTATTTTCGGCCTCTTTTTTAGAAAAACCCGTTGCTGTTGCTATAATATCATTAAATCTATTTTTTACACAATAATTAAATATTTTTACGCTATCTTTTGTTATTATACCCAATTCGCAAAATCTTGGCGTATCTTGCATTGAATGTTGCATATGTGAAACTAACATATCCTTATAATTTGTCTTTTGTATTATTAATTCACTTAAATCAATATAATTTTCGATTATATATATAATCCATTTTTCTACTACGAAATAACCGGCACCCGATAATGTTATTAAAGGTATTTTTTGTGGTAAAATGACTTTATCTTCTTCATTTTGAAAATCAATATATAACGCACCTATAAATGCCTCAAATATATCTTCCATAATTTTATAATTATTTCTGCCGTTTGCTTCTTCGACTTGTTTTGATATTATCGCAAATTTTGTGAAACCGATTTCATTCGATAAAAACCCTAACATTTTGCCATTAACTATTCTTGTACGTATTTTAGATAAAAAGCCCTCATTTTGATCCGGAAATCTTGAATATAAATAATTGGCAACTACCATATTTAAAATTGCATCTCCTAAAAATTCTAATCGTTCATATGACATATCTTGCAATGGTATGCAATTAGGCGGGCAATTGGCATTTCCTGTTTCGAAATCGGCATTTTTCATAGTACAATAAGATTTATGGATAAACGCATTTCTATAAAGATTTATATTGTTATATTTAATGTCCGTCAAACCATTATTATTAAAAAATGTCTTTAAATCATCGTCATTTAAAAGAACATTATTAATATTATATGGCATTTCATCAGTTTGGATTATTTTTGTTTTATTGTGAATACTGTCAATCTTTTTCATTTTTAATATAAATACAAAAAATAATGATTATATCATTTTTTATTTTGGTTATATAGAGAATGGACGAAAATCTTAATTTATTGACTAAATGCTATATTGCAAATTGTAATAAAGAATTTAAAAAAAAGAACCAAACTTAGAGATATATGGTTTAAAAATTCTAATAAACTTTATCTTGATTATATAAATAAGATTATTACTAAAAAAAATATAATTTAAAACTTACTAAATTAGATGATGACTATCATAATTCTATTGACACAAATGCGAAATTAATAAATGTTATAATTTAGTTAAAAATCATTTAGATTATTTATCAAATAAAAATAATATAACAAAAAAAAATAATTATAATATTAATGATTATCTTAAAATTCTTAATATAAATAGACAAAACATTATTTAAAAAGAGATTAAAAAAATCAATTTTGTTCCATTAATAATTCTATTAGTTTTTGGTGTTGATTGTTTGATAATTCATTATTTTATAATCAAAAAACTTTTGTTTTTTTAATAGAGGCTTATTTTGAAGGTCCTTTAGGTTCATATAAATCAATGTTTTTAATTATCGTTATTTCATAATAATAATTGTCATAATTGTCATAAATAATTATCTCATAATCTCCATATGAAATAATGTTATTTTTATAAGTTGAATTTTCTAAGCCATTTGAAATTATTTCAATTATATTTTTATATTTAAAATAATTAAAACGTTTGATATTAGCGATTGCTTCATCATTAACATAAGCTTTTATATAATCAATCATTTTAGAAATTTCTACTGACATTTTTTAATAATATTCAATTCATATTTATCATCATTTTTTTTAATAATTATTATTTGAATTGATTTTGATAATATTATATATGTCTTTTTATTTACATCAATCGAATTATAATTCTTTTTCCATAATTCTAATCGTTGAATTAGAGTTTCTAATGATTTGTTTGAAATATAAATATTGAATAATTTAAAAATTCCATGTTTCCAATATAACTTACTCATATTTAACTTTTCTAATTTTTCTATTTCTTTTTCTCTAAAATTTTCAATATTTCTTTTTAATACCTCATTATAATCTCTCATAACATCACTCAAATTAAATAAACCCGTTATTATTCTATTGTCCCATCTTGTTAAAACCGGGATAATATCAGTTCTTATTTTACCTCTCTGACTCCATTTTGGCGTACTGTTTTTTAAATATGGCAAATTGTGGTTATTTGCGAATTTATATATATCATCCTTTGAAACATTTATTAAAGGTCTAATAAAAATAATATTATCTATTTGCGATTTATATTCAACACCTATTAAATTTTCATATTTACAGTTATAAGCAATGTTCGTTAGTATATTCTCAAAACAATCGTCTTTATTATGACCTAATATCACTGTCGGCAATTGAGATAATGATTTATAACTATTAAACCTAATTTTCTTCGTATAATTTTCATATAAATCCCTCAAATCATTCAACATACAGATATTTCTTTTAATTTCTATTATTTTCCTAACATACAATTCAACATTTAATTCAAAACATAAACATCTTAAAAATCGAACTTCTTCTTCTACTTCTTGACGATTATTATAATTAATATGAATTGCTATTATTTTTTTATCAGGATGTTTATGAATAACATTAAATAAACATACGACTGAATCAACACCACCTGAAAGACTTATAATTATTGTATTGGCATCGATTTTATCAAATACGCCGATATTATATAAATTACTTTTAGATATTTCTAAAGAAGGGTTATTATCTAAAATTGATTTATCGAATTTTTCAGGATTGTTATTATAATAATCTAGAGGTTCTTTAATAAAATTAGCTCTTGTAAAAGTTGCACGAATGAATTTAATAGGCAATGGTGAAATTTTCCAACATTCATTCATAACAAATAATAGATTTTCTTTAATATTCGAATGTCTATAAACTAACATATAAAACATCCAATCAATATAATTCAAACTTTTAATAAAATCTTCTGTTTTATGTTGATTAGCTAGTTCTAAAGCTTTGTTATTAAAATAACTTAAAATATGATTATTATATCCATTTCTATAATAATGTCTTGTTAATTGGTCGTATATTAAAATTCCTAAAATAACATTCGAATTAGTGGTTGGGTCATATTCATTAATTAAATGTTTATAAGTAATCGATAAATAGTTATCAATGACATCATTTTGACAAAACCAATATTTATCTATTGATAACCAATATTCATAAAAAGTATCCATTATTATTAATTTTTATAAGATAAATAAAATCATTTTTTAATTATCTAAAATTAAAAATTTATGAGTTCTAAATTTATTGGCAACATGCAATTCTAAATTATTAGTCATATGAATATTATTATATGATATATTTATGCTATCATATGAATCTGAAGTATTAGTATCTAAATAAATTTTTTGATCTTTAGCTGTAAGAAATTCTAATTCACGATTTAAAATATCGTCTACTATTGGAGTAGTAAATAATAATTTAACACCTGGTTTAACATATACTCTATATATAATAGCATTATCATTACTAAAACCACCTGCTATGTTATAAAAATGTTTAGCAGTATTAAAATTAAACGTATATGATGATATTTCTGTAGATTCATATACATTCCCTCCAGTGCTATTCATATAATTACTTGAAGACCCTCTATATAATATTAATGGTTCAGTAACTTCTGGTGCATTGGTAATTATATTATTTAATCTTTCAAGAAAATCTGTTAAAATTTCATACCAATCTATAATAGTTAAAATTGTATATATATCATGACATTGTCTATAGGTATATAAATCATCTGTATCATATTTACTAATAAAATCTCTAATAATATCATCATTACTATTATCGATATTAGCTTCTAATTCTCCGCTTATGAGGCGCATATAAATTAAATCAGCAAATGAATTACTAATATATGGATGTGCTTTTACATGCTCAGGTGATGGTACATATGCTCTTCTTTTAAATGGGTTAATATATTGTTCAAATGTTTCAGGATCTGTATAAGCTTTTATAATATTTATATCTTTACGTGATAAACGTGCTAAATAATTATGTTGTTGTTCTATATACCTATGATAATTTTCATTTATTATAAGTTGCATTAATAAAATTTCAAAACCTAAAATTATATATTTATTATAGTCATAATATTCTGTAAATTTATTAAAAATATAACTATTATCTGATATTTTATAATCATTAGTGTGTTGATCATATTCAAATTTAGCAATAGTAAATTGTGAATTAATATCTGTTTTATTTTTATTATGTAAAATTAGATTTAATAAGTCATTAAAATTATCTATACCATATTGATTAATACTACTTGTTGTAATTATACCATCAATATATGTATTTTTATATACTGTTACTTTACCATTTATATTATCATAATCTACATTATTACAATTTATATATGACTGACTATGACTATAGGTTATTAATTTTGTAATTTCTACTAAATAATTACCTAATGTATTAAAAATATCATAATTTACAATTGTATCATGTGTTTCTAAAGTACCGCCTTTTCTAATAAAAGGAGTAATATAATTTTTTTTTTTATCATCTATATATAATATACCAGAAGTACTATTTATTAATTTAAATTCATGATTACTATTTATAGTAGTTTTTGTATATTTACTTGTTTTAATAGTGTTTTCTATAATATCCATATATTTAATTAATTTTGATTGTTCATATTTTTCTAGTTCTTGGATTTTTTTTAGTTTTTCGATTAATATTGTACTATCTATAGTATGTGGTTGCTCTTTGTCGTTATGTAATTTAACGACTGAAGGTTCAAGTATATCAGTAATTATAGGATTACCAAGTTTACCACCATATTTTTTTTTAAAAACAGAGTTATTCATATATATATATTATAAAAAAAAATGATAAATAATATTTAGATTTTAATTATTATCAAAAATGAATATAATTAATATTAATATCAATGATTTGGTAATATCTGATATTAATGTTAGAAAGACGGCTATTGATGAAATTGAAGAATTGGCAGAAAGTATTAAAAAGAATGGATTGATTAATGCTATTACTGTTATTAAAAATGATGATAAATTTGAGATTATTGCGGGACAACGAAGATATTTAGCTATGAAAATGTTAAATATTAAAAATATATCATGTAATCTTATTGAAAATACTGATAAAAATAGAAATTTAGAAATTAGTATTATTGAAAATATTCAAAGAAATAATTTATCAATTTGTGATAAAGTAAAATCTTATTCTAAATTGTGTGATATTTATGATATTGAAAAAACTATTGAATTAACAAATATTTCTAAAGCAACTATGAAGAATTATTTAAAAATTAAAGATTTACCTGAAGAAGTTCTTAAAAAACTAGATGCAACCGGCAAACCAAAAATTAATATTTCTCTTGCCATTGCACTAACTAAATTTCCGTCTAATGTCGATTTAGTCGAATTTATTAATAAATTAGATGAATTCAAATTAAAACACAAAATGAATATTATTAAAGAAATTAAAGAAGCCGAATATAATGATATCGATGAAATTATTGATAATTATGATGAAGATACTGTAATAGATCATAAAAAACGACCTTATGTATTTGATAGTATTTCACAAAAAAATATCATAATTCCTGAAGAATTATATAAAGAAATTGTAGATATGATTAAAGAAAAGATTGAAGATTTAGAAGTATTTTAGAAAAAAATTGATTTAAAATTTTTATAATTTTATATTATAAAAATGGGAGGCGGTAATAGTCGTTATGTTGAAGATCAAGAAAGATTTGTTCGCGATAATTATGATCGATATAAAAACGTTGTTCCTGAACGAATTGGACGATTACAACTTGAAGGAAAATTAAGACAATTATATGCATCATCAGACACAGTCAAAGAAAATAAAAACGCGTATATTTTAAGTTATGACTGGGAAAAAGCAAAAAAAACAGTGACGCCAATTTATGCTTCACATGCAGAAGCAAATGGACGCAGAAGATATTAAATCTTTTTTTGTCTATTATATTTAATAGATATAATGGAAAAAAAACCTAGTTTTGATTTAGGGCTTCTTGAACGTCAATTTAGTTCAGCTTCTCTTAGCTCAAGATCAACAGTTAAACATTTAAGTAGTCGAAGTAATCGAAGTAGTCGAAGTAGTCGAAGTAATAAAATTAGAAATACCATAAATAAAACAGAACAAGAAAATATTATAAGTAATTATTTAAAATATATTACTACTAAACCTAAAAAACATGAAAATAAATATTCATATTCATATGAAGTAGAAGAACCAGAAGAAAAAATATACAAAAAAAAACAGACTGAAAAATGTAAAGTAATACCAGAAAACGAATATTTTGAAAAGATGATATTATCGAAATATATTGAAGCTTTTAATATAGATAATTTTTTTTATAAAAATAGAGAAAAAATATTTTCAGTTTTATGTGAAGATAAAATTAAGAAAAAAAAA